AAAGCGACCGGTTGCCGATCCTCGCATCAACCGCTTTACAAGGACGCGGCCATCCATTGTTTCCACGATCACCACCCTGTTGAGCATGTCCTTGCCAGGCTTGGTGACTTGTTCCTCGAAGTAGAGCAGGGCGCCGTCTTCAGCGATCCCAGGCATTGAGCCGCCGCGGACCTCCAAGGCAGACGCCTCCGCTGTGCCGCCAGGCGCTAGAGGGACATAGTCCCAACGGTCGTGGGCGGTTTCCATCACGACCTCGCCGTCGCTGGACGCGCCTACGGTGCCGATAACTCGGATGAGAGACTCTTCGATCGAGCCATCAGTCATCGGGCCTGCACCGTCATAAAGCCACTCAGGCCTCACCCTGAACGCCCGAGCGTATTCCTTGGCCTTCTTGTAGGAAAATGGCGCGTTGCCATTCTCGTTGGCGTTGTAGGTCGCCGTCTTAAAAGACGGGTGGGCCTCCACAGCTTCGGAGGCGTGTTTGTAGCCGCGCGCTATGCGCGCCTTCCGGAGGCGATCTGACGCTGTCTCTACCATCGTAGGAAACCTACGCTGAGAAAGGATAGAATTCGTATCATTATGGCTTGTGCAATTAGGATAGGTTTTATATCGTCCATGCATGCGCTCTCATCCCGACATCATCGCCGACGCGGGTGGCCCCACTAAGCTGGCGGCCCGGATCTCCGTTGAAAAAGGCCTGGTTAGTGCCTGGAAGCGGGAGAACAGCATCCCTGCAGCGTACTGGCCCCGCTTGGTCGCAGAGCATCTGTCCACCCTGGACGAATTGGCCGCTGCCGCCGAGGCGCGGAAATTCCCCAAACTGGCCGCCGAGCGCCGTTCGGGCCAGGCCGAGGCGGCGGCATGACGCGCGGCCTCATCAGTTTCCCCATCCACGGTGTCGAGCCCGTGGCCGGGAATAGCGCGGCCGGGATCCTCCCCCCGGTCGCGCCCCACATTCAGCCCAGGATCTCGCAGGCCCTGCAGGTCGAGCACTTGGCCTCGATCCAGCGCTTCTCGATGACGTCGGGATGCAGGATGAACCCGTCGCGAGCCTTGACGCCTTTGAGCGCCTTGAGCCGTTTGCGGGTTTCCTTGCGGCATTTCTCCGGCTTGGCCGGCCTGGCCGAAGACGTGATGGATGACGTCGCAGGACGCGCGGCGTTCAGACTGGGCACTAGCGATCACTCCCCCAAGCAACGAGAGCTTAGCTGTCCACACAATTTTGAGGCGCGCAAGTATCCCGCGCGTCAGCGCCGCCGCTCTCGCTTTAGTGCGTGTCGGGCCGCAGCCCGTGCACGCGCCCGCACCGTGGCCTCTTTCAGCCATTCGACGGCCTCTTCGCGCGCTTTGGCGTCCGCCTCGGCTGTGGCGTTCGGTCGCAGTATGGTTACCGGATCGGTTTGGTTGAGAAGCTCGCGCATCACCTTGAGCGCATATCCGGGCTTGCGGATCTCGCCGACCATCAAGATCGCTTCGATAATCAGGTCGGCCCGAGTGGGCGGAGGCGGCGAGGACTGTTTTGACGCTTCGGCTGACATGGCCGTGCGTACCAGCGCGGGCTGCGCGAGCGGTACAGCTGTCGGTTTCAATGCGACGAAAGACCGCGTCTTCCGTACCCATTTCAGTAGCTTCGCGGTTAATCTTCGCGTGGTGCGAGAACACGGTCACCGGCTATCGGTTCTTTTGGGGCGCGCGCTCTCGAAGGAACGGCGCCGGGGCGGGGGCGGCGACCCCATGCGCCGCCCCCTTCTTCAACAGCGACACCGCCAAGGCCAGGCCTTCGCGGCTGTAGAGCCTCACCCCCGCCGACTTGGCGGCCTGCTTGGCGGTCTGGATCACGGCGCGGCTGCTGGGCGTCTTCATGGCGGTCTCCGGTCGACGGTGGAGCCATGAACATGACCCCCGCCCTGATCAAAGTCAGTCACCTGGAAGGGAACGACTTTGGCGCCGACGCCGGCCTGCCCGGCCGCCTGGCCGCGTTCCTGGCCCAGGCGCATCCGCACCACACCGCCAAGGGCGTGCAGGTGGCGCTGGCCGAACTGGGCGAGACCGTCGGACTGGACGCCATCAAGAAGTGGGTCGCGGGCACGGCTTGGCCGACCTGGCCCTCGCACCTGGAAGCCCTGCTGTCGGCCTATGGCCAGGACTTCGTCGAGGCGGTGCTGCTGCCCTCGGTGTGGACCGCCGAAGACCTCGAACTGGCGCGGATCAGCCGCGCCCAGGCTGAATTGACCGCCCGGCGCGAGCGCATGGAAGCGGCCCGAACCCACCGGAGGCAGTTCCTTGGCCGTGATTGATCGCACCGTGGCGCTGGCGACCCGCGCCGCCCTGACCGCCGTCGCCTGGGCGCTGGAAGGCATCGACGCCGTGGCCAAGGCCTTCGCCTGCGAGCCCGTCGAACTGTGGGCCAACGAGGCCTGGGCCGACGTCGCCGCCAAGCTGGATCACGTGGCCAACGCGCCGCCCTAGCCGCGCCGAACCACCAACGGGCAAGGCCGCACCCAGAAACGCGGCCGGGGTTATTGGGAACAAGGGGGTGGCGTCGTGGCCAACCGAAATCCGCTGATGCTCGTCGTCGACGAGATCGAAGCACTGGAACGCGAGAAGGCCGAGATCACGCTGCAGATCGCTGAGCGGAAAACCGCCGCCGTCAAGCAGGGTTTCTCTCGGAAGATCCTGAACAAGGTGCTCAAGCGCCGCACGCTGTCAGAAGAGCAGCGCGACGAAGAAGACGCGCTGACCCAGATCTATGAAGGCGCCTTGGGCATGCTGGGTGGTACGCCGCTGGGCGAAGCCGCGCTGCGTCGCCTGAGCGAAGAGCGCAAGCGCGGTCCGGAAGGTGACGACGAGGACGCCGAATTGCCCTTCGAAGGCGAAGGCGAGCCCCCGGCGCCGGCGGAGCCGATCGAAGGCCACGCCGACGACAGCGAGGACGAGGCCCGCGCCAAGGGCGCCCAGGCCGCGCAAGCTGGTCTGCCGGTGCTGTCCAACCCCTACGCGCCGCGCACCAAGCAACGCGGCTGGTGGGACGAAGCCTGGTGCCAAGCGTCGGGTTCCGACGGCATGGACATCCCGGCCGCATGGCGTCCGACCCCCAAGCCCAAGAAGCCCAAACCCGGCGACGACACCCAGGAAGGCGGTGACGCTTGAGCCGGGGCCGCGAGAACGTCGGCATGAAACCCACGCCGCTGAGCGAGCTGGTCAAGACGCCTAAGGGCGATCCGAACCTCGAAGCGCTTAAGCAGTATGGCGACTTGCGCATGCCGGAGGAAAGCGAGGCCCCGATCCTGAACCCGGCGGTGCGCGAGAGCCTGCGCCAGCTGATGATGGAACTGCAGGCCACTCCTGAAGAGTTGGCGGCCGTCGGTCTGAAACACCGATCGCGCGGGATCCTGGACGGGCCACCTGGCACCGGCAAGACGACTTTGATCCATCACGTGGCTGCGCGTCTGGGCATGAATCTGTTGGTGGTCGAAGCGGCGAACGTCGCGTCGAAATACGTCAACCAGTCGGCGGAACAGGTGGCCAAGCTTTTCGCCTTGGCGCGCCAGGTCGACGTCGTGCTGTTCCTGGACGAAATAGACGCCCTGGCGACCAATCGTTCGGACAGCAACGGTTCTGTGGGGCAGGAGGCTAACAAGGTCGTCATCGCCCTGTTGCAGCAGTTGGACCGCCACGACGGCATGGTCTTCGCCGCCACCAACCGTCGTGACATCATCGACCCGGCGATCTGGCGTCGCTTCAATATGCAGATCACCGTCGACATGCCGCAGGACGAGCAGCGCTTCGCGATCGTCAAGCGCTACAGCCTGCCGCTGTTGGTGGAAGACGAGACGATCGCGGTCATCGCCCATATCCTTGAAGGCGCGTCGCCGGCTCTGATCAAGAACGTGATGGAGGGCATGCGCCGCGACCACGTGTTCGGCCCCAAATTGGGTCAGTCGATGGACGCGCCGTCGGTGTTCCGCCGCATCGCGTCTTCCTGCGCGCCGGCCGACATCGCCGACCAGCCAATCCTGTGGTCCGACCAAGACAAGGCGTTCGCGCTGCTGGCCGATGCCCCCTGGCCGCCGCAACTGCCGAAGGCCGCCTGATGCTGCGCGTCGCGCGTGATCATCCCCTGGCCCATGAGGCCATCGCGCGCCTTCGTGCCGGCGGTAAGGACTCGCGCGGCGACAAGGCGTTCGCGGTGGTCGCCGGCCTGGCCCCGCCGACGAAGGCCAAGCGCTCCAAGTACGGCGCCGTCCGCACCTTGGCCGACGGCATCTGGTTTCACAGCGCTAAGGAAGCCAAGCGCTGGCTGCAGCTGAAGCTGCTGTTGCGCGGCGGCAAGATCGCCGAGCTGCGTCGCCAGGTCCCCTTCGACCTGACCGTCGAGGGCGAGGTCGCCACGCGCTACCTCGCCGACTTCGTCTATCGCGACCTCGCGACCAGCCTGCTGGTCGTCGAGGACGTCAAGTCGGCCATCACCGCTCGGATCGGCGAATACCGGCTGAAGAAGCGGCTCATGAAGCTGATCCACAACATCGACATCCGGGAGGTTTGACCGTGAGTTGGACTGAAGAACGCGTCGGCTTGCTTAAAAAGCTTTGGCTGGAAGGCCAGTCGGCCACGCAGATCATGCGGCAACTCGGCGGCGTGACCCGCAACGCCGTCATCGGCAAAGTCCATCGGCTGGGCCTGACGGGCGAGAACGGCCCCAAACCACCTATCGCGCCGCGTTCCGGCGCCCGTGGACTGCCGCCGGCGCCGGTCGGCGGGGCAGCTTCGCCGCCGCGTCGGTACACGCATCCCTCCAACGCTGTCGCTGACTTCTCCGCGCTTCCCAAGGCGCCGAAGGTGGCCTCCGCCCCGAAACCCGCGACAGTGCCGGCGCCTGAGCCGAAACCCGTCACGGTGAAGCCGGTGATCGCACTCGTCGGCACACCCGTGACGATGTTCGAGCTTGGCCGCTGTTGCTGCCAGTACCCCGTCGGCCGCGACCCCGGCCGCGGGAACATGGACCGGCAGCTGTTCTGCGCCGAGCCCAGGAAGCCCGGCGGGTCGCCGTATTGCGACACCCACCACGCCGTCGCCTACAAGCGCCAGCCGACGGCCGCCGAGATCGCCGCCGCCAAGAAGTTCACGGTCGACTATGCCGACAAGCAGCGCGCAGACCTGAAACAGGCCGCCCGTCGATGAGCGCGCGCGGGCCCAGTTGGTTCATTCCCATCGAAGCCGTGCGCGCCATGGCCGACGGCAACGGCACCGAGTTGCTGGCCCGCCTGTCGTGCAAGCACGCGCTGTTCGCCGCCCATGCCGAGCTGATCCTGACCGAGCGGCGGTTCCACGCCGACATCCGCTATGAACTGCCCGCCTTCCCCGGCCGAGAGCAGACGGCGGCCGTCTCGCTGATCACCGCGCCCCAGGAAAACGCCCTGGCCGGCGTGCGCATGGAAGGCGTGCGGTCGTGAGCTTGGATCTCGCCGAAAACGCAGCCGCGATCGCGAATAGCGCCATGGCGAAGGCTCGCGCCGAGCACGGAGATCTGTACGCGAGAGAGATGGCGACCTGTTTCACGGCGGCCTGGGCGTGCGCGCTCGCTGGCATGGTCGGTGACCGCTCTGCCTCCATGCAAATCTATGCGCTGGGTGACGCGATCGCGACCGGGGATCGAAAATGACCCGCACCCAGATGCAGGAGATCGCCGACCGGATCGCCAACGACGCCTGTGTCGGGGCGGTGGCCAGACACGGCGTCGCCCAGGCCGAGCTGCTGATGGTCGTGTGCCTCATCGCCTACGCCAAGCAGCTGTCGAGCTTGCGAGGTCCCAAGACGGCGGCCGACCGGCTCAACATCCTTGCCGATCAGATCGAGACAGGGACCTGCGCATGACGCGCCTTTCCGTACTGACCCACCAACTTCTGCCGGGCGGCAAGGTGCAGTTGTCGCTGTCGGGTCCTGACGGCCGCAGCATGACCGCGCGTCTCGACACCGCCTACGTGAAGGCCAAGTGCTGGGGTTTACTTGCGGACCTGGATCCCGACGGCGTCATCGAAGCCGCGCTCGGGGATCGCACCATCGCATCGACGGCGCCGATCGAGCGGACCAAGCCGCTGGGCATCCGTATCCTGGGCGCGCTGCGCGATGGGCCGAAGTCGTGCCAGGGCCTGGCCGAGGTGCTGGGCGAGAAGAACAAGTCGATCACCCATCGGGCCCAGGAGATGGTCAGGCTTGGCAGGGCGCGCCGCTGCGACGCCACCGCCGGCATGGGGCGCGGCTATCCGGCGACCTATGCCCTGACCGACCTGGGCCGGACCTATCTGGCCACGCGGGGGCTTGCCGCATGAGCCTGGTCCCCGCGATGGACCTGGGCCACGGGCGTGGCCGCACCGAGGACGACGGCTCGCGGCACGATAACGCGCCCAAGGTCCAGCCCCACAACATGGAAGCCGAGCAGGCTCTGCTGGGCGTGCTGCTGTACGACAACGGCGCCTATGAGCGCCTGATCGGCGTCCAGGACGGCCACTTCTACGAGCCGTTCCACAACCGGCTGTTCGCGGCCATTGAGACGAAGGTCCGCAAGGGGCAACTGGCCGAGCCGATCCTGCTGGCCGACGAGTTCGCCAAGGACCCGGCGTTCATCGAGCTTGGCGGCCTGCGCTATCTGGCCGATCTCGTCGACAGGGCGCCGCCGGCGATCAACATCGCCGACTATGGCCGAGCGATCTATGACCTGGCCTGTCGCCGGGCGCTGATCCTGCTGGCCGGCGAGATCGAGGCCGAGGCCCGCGGCGACGTCCCCCTGATTCTGCCGGCCCGCGACCAGATCGAACTGGCTGAGAAGAAGCTATTCTCGCTGGCCAAGACCGGCGACACCCAGGGCGGGCCGCAGTCGTTCGCGCACTATCTGACTGGCGCGGTGGTGATGGCCGCCGAGGCGTACAGCCGCCCAGGTGGAATATCTGGCCTCGCGACCGAACTGATCGATCTCGACGACAAGCTGGGCGGGCTGCGGCCCACCGACCTGATCGTCATCGCCGGCCGCCCGTCGATGGGCAAGACCGCCCTGGCGACCAACATCGCCTTCAACATCGCCCGTCGCTACGCATACGAAGTCCAGCCAGACGGATCACACAAGACCGTCTCGGGTGGACGGGTGCTGTTCGACTCTCTGGAGATGAGCGGCGAGCAGTTGGCGCTGCGCATTCTCGCCGAAGCCTCCGAGATCTCGTCGCACAAGATCGCCAAGGGAGAGATCCAGGCCCACGAGTTTGGCCGCATCCGCGACGCGGCCACCGAACTGAATGAGATCCCGCTCTACATCGACGCCACCGGCGGCATCTCGCTGGCCAAACTGGTCGCCCGCGCGCGTCGTCAGAAGCGCCTGACCGGCCTGGATTTGGTGGTGGTCGACTATCTGCAACTGATCGACGCCGGGATCATCGGCGACTCGAACCGCGTCGTTCAGATCACTATGATCACCATGGCGCTGAAGGCCCTGGCCAAGGAACTGGAGTGCCCGGTGATCGCGCTGTCGCAGCTGTCGCGGCAGGTCGAGCAGCGCGAGGACAAACGGCCACAGCTTTCGGACCTGCGCGAGTCTGGCTCGATCGAGCAGGACGCCGACCAGGTGTGGTTCGTCTATCGCGAGCAATACTACCGCGAACGCGCCGAGCCGCGCGAAGGCACCCCCGAACACATCGAATGGCAGGTCGCCATGGAGGCCTGCGAAGGTCTGGCCGACTGCATCATCGCCAAGCAGCGCCACGGCCCCATCGGCACCGTGCGCCTCGCCTTCAACCCCGACCTCGCCAAGTTTTCCAACCTTTCCCGGGATCGACGCCCGTAACGGGGATTTGCATGACAGACGCCCAGATTCTTCCAGACCCCCTGACGCCGCCCGGCTGCAACCTCAAAAGCATGCCGTCGATGCTGCTCGACGTTCAGCGCCTGTGCGACAGCGGGATCGCCAGCCACGAGAACGCCGAGGTGTTCCGCACCGCCATGCTGCTGTGGTGCAAGTCGTGGCATCAGATCCCGGCCGCCTCGCTGGATGACAAGGATTCCGAACTTGCCGGTCTGGCGGGGTTCGGCCGGGGCTCGCTCGACAAATGGATGGCGATCCGCGCGGACGTCCTGCGCAGCTTCGTCAAGTGCTCCGACGGCCGCCTCTATCACCCCGTCGTCGCCGAGAAGGCCCTGGAGCAGTGGATCAACAACCTGATGCGCAAGGTGTCGGGCGCCAAGGGAAACGGCGCCCAGGGCAAGGCCGGAGCGAACGCCTCCGAGGCCCATATGGAAGCGCTGGGCGACGCCGCCTATCGCCTGCGCCGGCTGAACCCTTTGTCGGACACCTTCAAGAAGGACGCTGTGAAGGTCGCCCTGGCGCTGTTCGACGAAAGCCCGCTTCGACCCGATCCGGACGCCGCGCGATTGGACCGCGAACGCATTGCGTCAGGCATGGTCGCGCACGGCGAACGCACTGCGTCACGCAGTGCGTCAGATATCGAGACGCAGCGCGTACCAACTGGGTCACGCAGTGCCGACGCACCGCGAACGCAAGATAAAGGGAATAGAAATATATCCCCCCAACCCCCCTTGGAGGGGGGCGTTCGCGATGCGTTGTTCGACAAGATTTTCGCGGCCTATCCCGAGACGGGGAGGGCGTCGACCGATCAGCTGAAGGCCCTGAAGGCCCTGCCGGCGATCGTCGAGGAGATCGGCGCCGATGCGCTGCTGGGCTGCGTGGCCAAGCTGGCCGCGTCGGACTATGCCCGCCAGGACGGCGGCAAGAAGGTTTCCAGCCTGCACCGCTGGCTGACCGGCGGGAAGTGGCGAAACTGGTTGACGACCGAGGCGGCACAGGCTTCGGCGCCGACCTGGGCCGGTCCTGCCGAAATCCGCGAAGCGATGATCGCCTACGTCGCCGACGCCAGGGGGGGCCGCGCCAAGGCCGAGGAATGGGCCGCCAGTTGGCTGGATAGCGTCACCACATGGTCGGAGGTGCCCAAGGCGATCGTCTGCCGGTCCGGGACGGTCCTGAAGCGGTTGCAGGAGGCGGTCGGGGCGATGCTGCGCACCGAATACGGCGTGCAGCTGCGCTTGGCCGTGGCCAGTGAGGTGGCGGCATGATCCCGCTGGACCAAGCCATCGTGCTGGGGGCGTGTGTCGGCGCCGCCTGCCTGATGGGATACGCTCGAGGATCGCAAATTAAGGTGCGACCGCGTCCGCTCGTACTTCTGGTGAGGCGGCCTTGGCCAAAGCCGTTCAGTCGTCGCGCGGATGAATACTGGGTCCGTCTTCCGTTTGCCGGCGTTGAGGCCTTCACGGTCTGGAAGGGCGAGGATCCTGCCCCCGACGGTGGTTTCCACCGCAGCTGGAAAGCGGCCAGCGATCGCATCGCCGAAATTCAGGCGGCCGAGAGGGCCGCCGGTGGCGAGGCGTCAGCATGACCCCCGAACTCAGCATGGCGATCAAGTTCGTCGAGAACGCGGGCTATCGGGTTCTTAAGCCGAAGCGCGCCGGCCTGCCGCCAGAGGCCATCAAAGCGGTTCTGCAGGCGCGACGAAACGATGATCCGTTCATCCGCATCGCTCGGCGACTGGGCCTGACAAAGGGCCAAGTGGCGGGCGTGACGACGCGCTATCGCCTCAACGACCTAGGTGTTGTGGAGCGACGCCGATGACCGCTCAAGCATTCGGCGAGGCCCATCGGATTTACACGGATGGACCCCGGACCGGCTTCTACCGGGCCGACAGCACCCCGTGGGCGCCGGGGATCTACGACGCCCTGTCGGAACAAAGCCCATGGCGTGAAGTCTATGTGGTCAAGGGCGCTCAGCTCGGGCTGACAGAGATCGGCATGATCTGGATCGGAGACGGCGCTGTCCAAGGCCTGCCTGGTCTCGTAATCGAGCCCACCGAGCGACATGCGCACCAGATCGCCAGCCGGAGGTGGACGGGCTTCGTCAACACCGCGCAGCCGCTTCGAGACCTGTTCGGCGGTGGTCAGCGCCAGTCGGCCCTGCAGTTCACATCGGACACGACGGACGTCACCTTCGCGGGATCAGGTAGCCCCGCCAGCTTTGTCTCTGCCGTCCCAGCCCGCGTGCTCGTCGACGACTACGATCGGTGTTCGCGCTTAAAGGGGGAGGGTGGCTTACTGCCCCTGATGCGCGACAAGATCGACGTCTGGGGAGAGCGCGGCAAGCTGTTCATTCCCAGCACGCCGGCCTGGGCCAACGATGGCATCTGGCCGGAATGGTTGCGGACCGATCAGCGGCTGTTCGAATGCCCGTGCCCGCTCTGTGGCCATCGCCAGCCTTGGGTCTGGGAAGACCTGCGCTGGAACCCCGGCCAACCCGAAACCGTCCATCTGACCTGCCGATCCTGTCGCGCGGGGCAGGTCGAATGGGCCTGGAAGTCTAAGTGGCGCGCCGGGCAATGGCGCGCGACAGCGGCCGTCTCTGATCCAAAGCGGGTCGGTTTCCACCTGTCGACCCTGTACGCGGCGCCGGGGACCCAGCCGTGGGAGCGCATTGCGAGGTTCTACGAAGAGGCGCGGGACAGCCGCGATCCCCTGAAACTTCAGGTGTTCATCAACAGCGCCATGGCCTTGCCGGATGCGCATACGAAGATCGGTGGCGCGCTGTGAGCGGTTCGGACGCCGAAGAGCGGGTGAGGGCGGTCGCGGTTGCCGCGTTGCGCCTCGAGATGCCGACGGCGCGGATCATCCATGAACTGGATGTCGGCGGCGCCCGTCTGGACCTGGCCGCGATCGAGACCGACCGCATCGTGCTGGTCGAGATCAAGAGCGAGCGGGACGTTCTGACCCGTCTGGCCGGCCAGCTGCGGTTCGCGCTGTCGGTCACCGACGACGTGCGGGTGGTCTGCACCCCGCGCCACCAGGCCAAGATCACGGCGGCGCGTGTGCCCTACATCCACGAGGGGCCAGATCGCGGCGCGAACGCCCTGCACATCAAGGGCCTTCAGCACTGCAGCCTGCATGTCGAGAGCCCCGCGGGCCTAGTCAAGGCCTGGGCCAACCACCCCCTCTACAACAAGAACTGGAACCGCGAACGCATCCGCGCCGAGCACGTCATGGACCTGATGCTGCAGTCCGAGGCCAAGGAAGCGCTTCGGCCGCTCGGCGCCAAGTCCCGGTGGATCCAGAGGGAGGTTACGGCCTTCGCGATGGAGCACCTGTCCGGCGCCCAGATCCGGCGAATGACCTGCGCGGCGCTGCGGGCCCGACACTTCGCCCGGGCTGATGCCCCCATTCAAGCCGAGAGGATCGCGGCATGAGCCGGAAGTTTCGACCTGGCCGCCTTTTGCTGGCCGGCTGTCTGGCGGCGCCATTGTGCTTTGGCTTCTCCACCCTCGTCGTCGATGCGAACCAGAGATCCTTCGAGCGGGGGCAGTTGGTCGGCCAATGCCAGGTGGTCGTGAACCTCGTCGCCGCGAAGAAGCGCGCGGACCCCAGTTGGAGCCCGCCTCCGGGTGATCTGATGCAGAGGTGCAGAATTGCGCTCGCAAACGTTAGGGAGGGGAGCTGATGGCAACGATCACATGGCGAGTCGAGGACTTTCGCACAGGCAAGGTCCGCGACGGCGAAAGCGCTGATGTCGGCGCCGCCCAGAAAGCCGCCTTGGCGGTGGTGCGTGACCTGGGGCGCAAGGATCTGGCCGGCATCAAGGCGACGGTCGTCCGACGACCCCGGAGTGCGCCGCCGAAGATCATGAACGCCAAGCTGGGCGAGCGCGGTCAGATCGAGTGGGTTGAGGCGGCGCTGGATGCTTAAGGACCAAACCCCTGACGATTGGCATCCGTGCGTCGTCCTGGACTGCCGCCGCACGGGCAAGGTGCTCAAGGCGGGCCGGAAGTTCGTCTGTCACATCCACGTCGGCAAGGTCGGGGAGAAGCTGATCCGTGACCACACCCGGCACGCGGCGGACCTGATCGACGCCCAGCGCCGCGCCGCGCTCAAGCCGGCGGCGAGTGACCGACCGGTGGTTGCCGCCAGCTTCGCGGAGGGCATGGCCTGGAACCGCATCGTGCTGCGGGCCGGTGAATTGTTCGGCGTAAAGCCAGAGTTCGGGGGAGAAGCGTCGTGACGAGGAAGACCGCCAGGAAAGGCCTGTTCAAGCCCGGCTTCGCCGGCGCCAAGGACGAGAGCCTGGGCATGCCTGGCCGCGGCCAAGCCATCCCGGATGAGGGCGCGTTCGATGCGCTGGAGCAGCGCATCCACCGGGCCATGCTGACCTTGACCCGGATGTCGGGCGACGGCCCGTCCTCGCGCACCGGCTTCTGGCCCGACTATGTCGTCGAACTGGCCGACCGCATCGAGCGCGAGAAGGAAGAGGCCGCGCCGCCGCGTCGCTTCCGCCCGACCGGAACCGACGTCGACGACCTTTTGCCGGCGCTGGAGCTGCTGCAGGGCCTGCGCGTCGAGTATTTCCAGCTGGTGCGCTACAAGGCCGTCGACGATTTCCGCCTCGACGGCGGCGCAACATGGGTCGACCTGGGCGACAGCTTCGGGCGCAGCGACTATTGGGCGCGCGAGAGCTATCGCCGCGCCATGCTGCAGGCGGCCAAGCGCGCCGGTCTGGTGTTCTCGGCGCCGACTGAATACGCGGTGGTCTGGGTGACCGTCATGTACGACGGCCTGCTGATGACCTGGATCGGCACGTCCAGCAATCCGCGCCAGACCCTCTATGACAAGAAGGCCCACAACCCTGCCGAGATCGTCGATTGCTCGGCGGTGTGGGTGGCCGACAAGGCCACGGCGAAGGTCGTCCTGGACCAGACGCGGGCGCACCACACAGCCGATCGCAAGCACGGCGGCTGGCACATCCTGAACCCCTTCGACGCCGAGGCGACGATCATGGACAAGGTCGAGGGGCTGAAGGCGACCTGGCGCATGGAATACTTGGCCGGCGAGCCGATCGAGGCGCCGGTGCGCCAGACGATCGAAGACGTGGCCGAGGCGGCCATGATGAGCATGGAAGGGGACGTTTGATGGCCATCCGCGAGCAAGAGACCGGCGCGCTCATCGAGTTCCTCAACGGGCTGTTGGAGGTCGATCGCCGGGCGATCACTCGCCTTGTCGCGACGCGCGTCCTTTGCGGGTCAGCTCTCGGCGAGCACCCGACCGTGCAGGTCGGCGTCCTGAAAGGTGTTGGGTTGGAAGTGGGCATGCTCGGCGTGCTGAACGGCTTCTGCGGTGTGTTTGACGAAGGCCCCAAGAAAGGCTGGGGCCCGATCATGGCGATCTACGACGGCGACCAGATCGCCCGTTTCCGCCGCACCGACGAGAAGGCCATCGACGCATGACCGTCGCCAAGACCGACGTGACGCTGCTCGACGATGAGATATTCGGCCGCGCCTGGTACTACGAGAAGCTGGTGATCGACCCGCCGGTTTTCGAAGGCAAGGTTCTGCCCGTGCGCTCCGAGGACGGGCGGGTCATTGGCGCCGCCAGCTTGCACGCGGCCGCTGATCGGGTGAGCGCCGATGTCGAGATCACGGATCCCCTAGCAGGTGAGTTCTTCCGAGACGCCCTGGCCGGACCTTTTGCGGTCTACAAGGTCGGACGGTGGGAGGCGACAGATCAGATAGGCGCCAATGGACTACCCGTTTGGCTCGCCTGCGATATCGATTTGGTCAGCGTGACCCTCATGCCGATCGCGAAGGAGCCAAAGTCATGAGGTGGGAAAAGCGGCAGACCGGCGACTGGCGGCTGTTCGACGCCGAGGGCGAGATCGCGGGGGCGGTGGTCTGGCAGGATTTGGGACAGGGCCGGGTGTGGAACAGCGTCTCAGCGCGGCTTGCCCATGGTCCAGAAGAGGGCAAGCTAACCGAGTGCAAGCGTCGGCTGGAGCGCCTGTGGGACGAGGCCGGGAAGGCCTGAACGACGTGCCCGTGAAAAAAGTCAAATCTAGCAGATTGACCAAACCCCGGTTTTGGGCGAATCAACGCCTAGCCGGGGCGAATCACGTTCCGCCGAAGTCGACGACACGGACGGCCTGAAATGGCCACGCGGAAGTCGGCGAAAAGCTCAAAGAAAACCAAGGCTTCCAAGCTTCCTCATGCGGGAGGCGACCTTGTCACGGCCGCCGAGTACGCGCGCCGGGTCGGGATCTCGCCCCCGCGCATGACGAAGTTCTTTCACGAGGGCATGCCCTTCGTGAACGGCAAGGACGCCGAGGGCCGGCGCGACTGCAAATTGGTCGATGTCCATGCCGCCGATCTGTGGCGGATGGCCAATACCGACATCCGCATCGATGCGGATGGGCGTTTGCGTGGACTGGAGTCGGGCGCTCGCGCGCCGGCTCCGGTTCCCGCGGGGGCGCTGGCTGGGACGGGCGTCCCCTCGCCAGCGGCCGAGCAGGCGACTCCCTCCCCCGTCTCCGGGGAGTCGCCTGCATCACCTAAGCCGCCCGCCGAGGAACTGACCGGCTCGCAGCTGGCGGCGGCGCGGATCGCCGAGGCCAAGGCCGCCGGCGTCGAGGCCGACACCGACTACAAAAGGCAGCGGCTCGCCGCAGCCCAAGGGCTGCTGGTCGACCGCAAAGCGGCGATCGGAGCCCACCAGGCCTTCGTCCAGAAGGTCGGGGTCTCGATCGACCGCATGCCACAGAATTACGCCTCCAAGATCGCGGCGCGACTTGGGGTCTCGGAACACGAGGCCTTCAAGGCGCTCAAGGAAGTCGTCGCCCAGCAGATGAGAGAAGATCTTGCCCGCGACGCTCGCAGCCACGCCGACGCCGCCAGGCGGCGAGGGGGATAACGACAACTGGCCATACCTGCTCGGCGGGGCTGAACTTCTAGACGCCGAAGCGGCGATGATGGCGCCGCAGAAGCGGCTGACACCTCTGGAGTTCGGCGACGAGCACCGGACGTACACCAAGGAAGGCCGCGCCTCGCGCTGGCGCTCCGAGGATACGCCCTGGGCCCGCGAGATCCTGGAGACCCTGGACGAGGACAGCCCGTTTCGGCGGGTGGTGGCGCCCAAGGGCACCCAACTGGGCTTTACCGAGCTTGGCCTGATCTGGGCCGGGCAGGGGATCATGCAGAGCCAGTCTCTGCTGATGATCCTGCCCAGCGAGGCGGTCGCCAAGCGGATCGTCAAGACCAAGTTCAAGCCGATGCTCAAGACCACGTCGGTCTTGGCCAACGCCTTTCCGGGGCGGTCGGTCGACACGGCGCTGCACTTCAGCAATGACGCCGTCGACCTGATGTTCGGGGGCTCCAACAGCCCCAACAACTTCGCCTCGCTGACCGTCCAGCGGTTCATGGGCGACGAGGTCGATCGCTGGTCGCCGGAGCTGCTGAAGGAAGGCGACCCGGTCGACCTGGCCGAGAACCGGATCGCCGAGTACGGCTTTCTGGGGAAGATGTTCCTGCCGTCGTCGCCGACGGTCGAGGGCGCGTCGATCGTCTGGCGCGAGTGGGAACAGTCCGACAAGCGGGTGTTCGAATGCCCCTGCCCGGGCTGCGGCCACAAGCAGCAGTGGCTCTGGGAAAACATCAAGTGGGAGCCGGGCGACACCGACAACGTCACGCTGAAGTGCGTGGCCTGCGAAGAGAAGTTCCCGGAGGTCGACTGGAAGACCATCTGGAACGACGGGACGTGGCGCGCCACTGAGCCTAACCCGGTCCGCCGGGACACGGCGGGCTTCCACCTGTCGACCCTGTATGCGCGGCTTGGCCAGCGCACCTGGGCCCAGCTGGCCCAGCAGTACGAGGCGGTCATCAAGTCGGGCCTGTCGGCTCGGATGCAGGTGTTCGTCAACACCATCCTGGGCCTGCCCTGGAAGATCACCGAGGACGCGGTCGCGGTCGACGCGCTGCGCGAACGCCTCGACGACAGCCTGGAAAAGGGCGTCGTCCCCGCCGGCGCCCTGCTGCTGACAGCGGGCGTCGACTACCAGAAGAACCGCCTGGAAGTGTTCATCTTCGGCTGGGCGCGGGCTCGCGAGAGATGGCTGGTCGACAAGGTGGTCGTGCCGCGTCTGACGCTGGACGGAAAGATGCGTCCCGCCAAGGCGATAGCCGACGATCTAAAGGCCATGGCCCTGGAAAAGGATTGGCCGCACGAACTGGGCGGCACGCTGCAGGTCGAGATGGCCTTGCACGACGCCGGCGACCGACCTTCGGACGTGTTCGATGTCCTGGAGCACCTGCGGCCAGACCGGAACGTGGCCTCGAAGGGCTTCGAGGGTTGGGGCCGGCAGATCCACTTCTCGGCGCCGAAGATCATCGACGTCCATCGCGACGGCAAGGTGGTCAAGTCCGGTCGCCTGCAGATGAGCATCTACACGGCCGAGGCCAAGCGGGCTTGGTACGACGACCTTCGCCGGGCGCCTTCCGAGGACGGCGGCGCGTCGGAGCGCTACGTCCACCTGCCGATGTGGATCGACGAGGAAGAGGGCCTGCTGGCCGGCTTCGTCTCCGAGGAGATCCGCAAGTCCACGCGCGGCAAGATCCGCTGGGAAAAGATCGTCGAGCGCAACGAGCCGCTGGACTGCGCGATCATGGGCGAAGGCGCCCGGTGGCAACTGAAGTCGCACCGCTGGAACGAGGCCGACTGGCTACGCCGCGAGGCGATGGTCAACACGAACCCCGTCGCCGCGCCACCTGACCGGCCAGACGATGACGAACCGCCGCCGACGTCGGGCGGGTTCGTTCGAGCAGAAAAGAATTGGTTCAACCGCAACCGTTAAAGCGCCGCCGGCGCCGAGGAGACATGACGACATGGCCGCTCTGACGATCGAGCAGCAGATCGCCCACCTCGTCAAAATGGCGGGGACCGGCGTCCTGGAGTCGGAGCAGGCCGACGGAAAGCGCGTGAAGTTCGCCGACATCACCGAGTTGAAGGCCCGCATCGCGTTCCTGCGATCGGAACTGACCAGCCCGCCCGGAACGGTGCGCGTCACGCGCACGACCTTCGCTAACTTCCGTCAAGACTGATGGCCGGCTTCATGGAGCGGGCGGTGGACGGCGTGATCGCCGTCTTCGCGCCCAAGGCCGCGCTCATGCGGCGCGGCGCCCGCAATGCTCTGTCGGTTCAGAACGACGGCCAGGCGCTGCTGGCGGCCATGCGGATGGAGTCGCGCAAGTACGCGGCCGCCTCGCGCGACCGGTTCACGGGCGGCTGGCGCGCCAATGGTTCGTCCGGCAACGCCAACCTGCAGCCCGACCTGGCGCTGATCCGCGCCCGCACGCGGGGGATGGAGCGGGACAACCCGTACATCACCGCCGCGACCCGCAACCTGACGGTCGACCTGACGGGCCTGGACATGCGGGCCACGCACGAAAACCCCCGTCTGGCGAAGAAGGCCCAGCAGGCGTGGAACCGCTTCAAGAAGAAGACGAAGTTCCACATCCGCCAGAAGGTGGTGGTCCGCGAGACGATCACCGGCGGCGAGGCTCTGATCGTCTGGCGGCCCAAGGGCAACCTGCCCAACCAGCGCATGCAGGTGCTTGCCGGCGATCACCTGGACACCAGCAAGACCGAGATCCTCGCCAACGGCAACAGGATCGTCATGGGGGTCGAGTTCGACTCCGAAGATGGCGATCCGGTCGCCTACTGGATCTTCCCCGAGCACCCCGGCGATCTGGTGACCCGGAAGATAGCCTGGGTCTCGGAGCGCATTGACGCCCGCTATGTCGACCACGTGTTCGAAGAGTTGTGGCCGCAGCAGGCGCGCGGCGTGCCGTGGTTCTACGGCTCGGTCCTGACCTTCGACGAGATCGCGCAGCTGGAAACGGCGATGCAGGTCAAGAAGCGGGTCGAGGCCTGCGTGACCGTGTTCCGCACGCCTGGCACCGATCCCAACGCCGGATCCGACGACCCGATCGGAGCGCGCAAGCGCGAAGCCGACGGCCGCATGCTCGAGGAAGTCGCGCCGGGCATGATCCTGCACGGCAACGTCGGCGACAAGTTTGAGATCGTGAACCCGTCCAGCAACGGCGACGGCGGCGACTTCCTGCGCGCCCAGCTGATGAAGGGCTGCGCCGGCATCGGCGTGCCCTACCACATGGTCACGGGCGATGTGACGAAGGCGAACTTCTCCAGCCTGCGCGCCGACCTGATCCCCTATCGGGCCCGCCGCGAGGACTGGGCCTATACGGTGTTCACGCCCAAGGGCATCGAACCCGCCTTCCGACGCTGCATGGAACTGGAAGCGGCCATCACCGGCGACCAGCGCTATCTGGACGTGATCGGCGAGGAAAGCCTGCCGCCGATGGAGTGGATTGATCCGCTCAAGGACATCATGGCGCTGAAGGAAAAGCTGCGGATCTTCCCCGGCATGCTGCCCGAGACGTTGGCCAAGCTCGGCCTGGACTGGCGCGTGCAGGTCGACACCCAGTCGGAGGTCGACCAGTACGTCGACCTGAAGAACGTCACCTATGACGCCGATGCGCGTCGCGTGAACGGCGCGGGCGCGCTGCAGACCGTCAAGGCCGGCGAAACGCCGACCGACGCCGGCGCCCAGGCCCAGGCGGCGATCAATGAGCGCACGACTGAGTTCGCGCTGCGGATCTGGGACGCCCTGGATGAGCGCGACGGCGCATCACTGAATCTCGCCTTCGCCGAGGCCGCCCAGGCGGTTCGGTCGGGAGACCCCGCCGCCGCCGGCATGCACGCCGTGCTGATGGCCCTTACTGAACGCTGAGAGGCCCCATGAAAAAGACCCTGATGGTCGGCGCCGCGCTCGCGGCGGCGCTGCTGACGCGTGAGTCGCCGCCGCCCGGCGTGACCCACGAACGCGGAACGCCGCCGCCCTCGCGCGGCGAGCGCTTCATGGCGTTCACCGGCAGTTCGTACGATCCGGCGACCCGCGAGTGCGACGCCACCTTCGCCACCGGCGAGGTGGTGTCGCGCTGGTATGGCACGGAGCAGCTGCAGATCGATACCGCGTCGATCATTCTGCGTCGGGTGGCGCTCAACCAGTGCCGCCTGCTGTTCGGCCACGACAGCCGCCAGCCGATCGGCTTGGTGATCTCGGCCGAGGTCGTCAATGGCCAGTTGGTCGGCCGCGTCCGCTTCGCCGAGACGCCGCAGGGCGACCTTTATGCTGGCATGGTCCAGCGCGGCGAGCTGACCGGAATCTCGGTCGGCTACAACGTCTTGCAGTGGACGCTCGTCAGCGAAGTCGACGCCGACTCCGACGCGTGGACCGCCACCCGATGGGAGCTGATGGAAGTCAGCCTCGTAACCGTTCCCGCCGACCCTTTTGCCGGGGTCAGGTCGGCGGAGCCTGCCCCAGCTAGCCCGCCTGTCGCCGATCCCGGCGCTGGCCAACGTTCTGAAGAGGAAAAAGACATGCTGACCATTGCTCAGGTGCTGGCTCTGCGCGCTCAAGCGCGTGCGCTGGGCGTCACCGCCGAGGCCGCCGAGGCGGTTCTGACCCGCGAGGGCATCACCCACGCCCAAGCCCTGGAAGAAATCATGGGCCTGGCGACGGCCGCCCGCGCCGCCGCCACCGCCGCGCCGGCTGTGGTCGCCGCCGCTCCTGCCCCCGCGCCGACCCCCGCCCTCGCTGGCGGCCTGAGCACCGCCGACGCTCTGAACCTGCGCAGCCAAGCCGTGGGCTATGGCATCGCCGAGGATACTGTCGACGCGATCCTCAGCCGCCAAAACATCACCCGCCCCGAAGCGTCCGAGGCCATTCTGACCGCGGCGGCTTCGGCTCAGCGCGCCGCTGTCGCCCCGGTTCCGGCCGGCGGCGCCGCGCGCGTCACGGTCGACGAACGCGAGGTGCAGGCGGCCCGTATGACAGAGGCGCTGGCCGCCCGGATGGGCAACCGCGCGCCGGACTCCAGCGGCCGCGAGTTCATGGGCTGGAGCGTTCTGCATATGTGGGCCGAGCGCGCCGGCATCGACGCCCGCGACCCGGTCCGCATCTACGACACCATCGCCCGCAACTTCGGTCCGAGCATGTCTGTTCGCAGCGGCGCCATGATGACCACGGCGGACTTCCCGCTGATCCTGGAAGGCGCCGCCAACCAGACCCTGATGGCCGCCTACAATCTGCAGCAGCCCAGCTATCGCAACTGGGCCGCCAAGAAGCAGTTCCAGGACTTCAGGCCGCACCACTTCTATCGCATCGGCGACTTCCCCGAACTGCTGCCGTTGGGCGAGGGCGGCGAGATCAAGGCCGGCTCTTTCAAGGAAAGCAAGGAAAGCGCCGAGCTGGGCACCAGCGCGCGCCTGGTCATGATGACCCGGCCGATGCTGATCAACGACAACCTCAACGCCTTCGGCGACTTCGCCGGCGGCGCGGGTCGTTCGGCCGCGCGTCGGGAAAACCTTCTGGCCTATACCTCGATCCTTTCGAACGCGGGCCTTGGCCCGACGATGTCGGACGGCAAGACCATGTTCCACGCCGACCATGGCAACCTGGCCGCCTCCGGCACCGCCATCACCGAGGACAGCCTGTCGGCCGCCCGCGAGGCCGGCTACGTCCAGAAGGATCTCGACGGTCACGAGCTGAACATCGACTTCCCGATCCTGCTGCTCGGTCCGAAGAAGCTGACCGAAGCCGAGAAGCTGCTGATCGAGGTCCAGCCGACCAAGACCGCCGACGCTCAGATCTTCGCCGGCAAGCGCCGCCCGGTCGCCGACGCGAAGATCAAGGACAAGGCCTGGTGGAACCTGGGCGACCCCGCCAACGGCGAGTCGAACTTCGTGTTCGGTTATCTCCGTGACCAGGAAGCTCCCGAGCTGCGCCAGGACAAGCCGTTCAACTATGACGGCATCGGCTTTGGCGTGATCCACGACTTCGGGTTCGGCGCCAACGAGTATCGCTTCGGCTACAAGAACGCCGGCGACAACTAAGCCTCGACCCCACCGTCTCCCTGACCCTGCGAGGGCCGCCCGGCGAAAGCTTGGGCGGCCCTCGCCGTTTTGAGGCCCGCGACAGGGCCGAGCAAGGTTCAACACCATGGCTAAGAACTTCATCTACAGCGGGTCGACGCACGACGCGCTGGTCGCTCCGGCCGGCGGCGTCGTCTCCGGCAAGGGCTATCTGATCGGCGCCATCTTCGTCATCGCCCTCACGAGCGCGGCCGAAGGCGACCTTTTCACCGGCCGTGAAGACGGCGCCTGGGAACTGGACGCCGTCGGCCACGTCAGCGCCCAAGCCATCGGCCAGGGCGGCCCCGTCTATTGGGATACCGCCGCCGGTAAGGCGACCAAGATCCCGTCGGCCACCACGGTGCTGATCGGCGCCGCGATCGTGGCCAAGCCGACGGCCGACACGACCGTGCAGGTCAACCTGTGGGGCCGCGCCGCCGCTCCCGTGGCCGCCATCACCAAGCCGGTGGCGACCGCCGCGACCGCGACCACCCCCTATGGCTTCGCGAGCCAGGCCCAGGCCGACGCGCTGGTCACCGCCGTCCGCGCCCTGATCGACGCGGCCGGTCTGCACGGCATCGCGATCCCGGCCTAGGCCGGGATCGCATAGAGAAGGAGTTCGACGCGGCGGCACCGAAAAGCATCGGCGCCGCCGCGTCGGACGACAAACGTCATTCGCCTGGGTCAGCCAGGCCACTTCTGAATGCTGACCGCTCCCCCTTCCGCCGGATAGTCCGGCCCTCCAAGGACGAGACCATGGCTAATCACAACCGCACCTCCGGCGCGGCGCCTTCGCACGCCCAGGCCAAGGCCGCTCTTGCCGTCGCCCAAGCCGAGGTCGCCACCGCCCAGGCCGCCACCGCTGTCGCCCAGGCCGCCGCCGCCCAGCAGACGGAAACCGTCGATAGCGGCGCATCGGACAGCGCGATCAGCGGCGCCGGCGATGACGCCGTCATGGGCAGTGACGGTCGGGACTCCATCGACGCCAGCGCCTCCGGCGATAGCCTGGCGGGCGCCGACGGAAACGACACGGTCACTGGTCGTGATGCGAACGACGCCGGCGCGGCGCAGGGCGACGGCACTGGCGACCTGGGCGACCTGGGCGACGACGCGATCCCCGATGTGGAGCCGGGAAGCGACCCGGTGTGGCTTACGACCCGATCCAGCGGGGAGTTCGGCCCGGACGGCAAGTTCGTCGACCTCTCCCAGAACTTGGCCAACACCATGCCCGAGGGCTTGCTGGTCCGCGCCACGGTCGCGCAGCTGGCGACCCGCCCGCGCAGCCTCTGAGTTTAAGCGACCTAGGAGCCGGCACGGTGGAACCAGATGACTTGGACGACATGGTCGTCGACCTGACCTATGAAACCCATGGGCTGGCCGCGACCTATGCTCCGCCATCGGGCGCCGCCGTGCCGGATATTCTTCTGGTGCTCCACCAGCCCAAGGCGGACCAGGCGCGCTCCTCGGCTTTCGATCTGAACGGCGGTTTGAGCATCGCCGAGAATGTCCTGACCGCCTGCGTGCGATCCTCCGAGGTCGCCCAGCCCGAGGCGGAGGGAACCTTCACCTTCAACGGCGGCAAGCTGGCCGGCCAGGTCTTCCGGTTGGGCGCCGATCCGACCGCCCACGAGGGCCAGACCCGCGAGTGGCGGCTGAAGCTGCAGAAAGTCGCCTGATGGCCAACAAGGTTCGCGACGCCCACCAGCGCCTCTGGGCGCTGGTCGAGGCGACCTTTCCCGACGCCAGCCGTCACCGCAATCCGGCTGGGCCGCGCGCGCCAACCGCCAAGGCTGGCGGCCTGGCCCAATATGTATCGCTGACCGACGACAACATGCCCGACATCGTTGGGGTGATGTGCGGCCCGGTCTACGACCTGAAGGCCACCCCCGAACTGACTTTCGCCTTCAGCGGCAAGACCAAGGACGAGCGCCAAGAGGCCGCTTACGCCCAGGTAGAACTTCTGAAAGCCGCCATCGCCGCCGACCGCCAGCTGAGCGGCGCGGTCTCGTATTGCGACATCGCCGGCGTCCAGCCGACCGATGTGGCCGACAGCGACTGGATGGCCGGTGGCCTCTACGTCCAAGTCGGCCTGCTGCTCGACGCACCAACCCCCGCCGGCTGAGCCGGCCAACCCCGAGAGCAACATGACCAAAGCCACTACCGGCCCGGCCGCCCTTAGCGCGGCCGGCGTAACCCTGTCTGCCGCGCTGGCCGCCGACACAGTCGCTGCTGGCGCGGGATCGGACACGACCGGCGACGCAAAGGCCTTGCCGATCCCCGCGGCGACCGAAGTCGCCAACACCGCCCCGATCGGCGCCGCAACGACTGACGCCGTGGCGGTACCGCTGGCCGACGTCGATGCTGTGCGCATGCCGTACCTGACGACCCGCGCGTCAGCCGAGTTCGGCGGCCAGGGCGTCTGGGTCGATGCGTCGGACGAAGAGTTCGAAGCCGCCCCCGAGGGCCTGCTGGCCGTCCCCACCGAGGATCAGTTGGCCCTGCGCCGCTGAGCCTTTCCCCTCCCAGCCTCGTTTGAACGGAGAGCACCATGCTCGGCCTTGATACTACCGTCTCGCTCGGCAAGCAGGCTTCGGCCAGCGACCCGACCACCCTGGCGCGCCAGTCGCTGCAGGTCTATTCGATCACCGGCGGCCAGTCCGAGAACCTCGTCGACGACGAGATCCTGGGCGGGGGTCTGAACAACTCGTCCGACCCCACCGAGGCCGCCCCTGGCCTCGACGACCACAAGGTGACGATCAAGTTCCCGCTCTGCATCGCGCAGGCGCCCTGGTGGTTCGCCGCCTTCTTCGGCACGGAAGCCGCTAGCGGCACCGATCCCGACTTCGAGCACCTCTGGCACTCCGGCGCCGCGCTGCCGTACATCTTCCTCGAGCACAAGATGACGACCGGCCGTTATCGCCGTCACTTCGCCATGGTCGGCGAAAGCCTGACGATCGACCTCGACGCCGAGCGTGAAGGCTTCGCCCAAGGCGAGATCACCTTCGTGGGCATGAAGGAACTGAAGAACTCGGCCGCCTTGGCCGGCGTCGTCACCGCCACCCCCGACCTCGACCGCCCGGCCGCCAAGCTGGCCAGCGTCATCTACAACGGCGTGGCCGGCGGCGACCTGATCGGCGGCAAGTTCACCTTCGCGCGCAAGCTCAAGCGCTATCGTGCCGCCGACGGCACCGGCATCCCCTACAGCGTCGAGCAGAACGGCAAGTCGACCCTGTCGGGCTCGCTGCGCACCCGCTGCCGCGCCGACACGATCTATGACGACGGCGTGGCCCACACGCCGCGTTCGCTGTCGCTGCAGCTGCTGCGCGCGGCCGGTCGTGGCATGAAGTTCGACATGGCCCATATGCGGGTCAATCGGACCCCTATCAGCATCGAGGGCGCCGATGAGATCGAACAAAACTACGACTATCGCGCCTGGCAGACGACCGCTGACGCGGCGCTGAACGTCACCGCGATGAATACCGAAGACACGATCGCGTTCGCCTGATGGAAGGCTTCGCCCCGGCGGTTTACGCCCCGCGCAAGGCGGGCGAACTCCGCATCGCCGTGCTCCAGGAAGGAAGCGGCGAGAACGCCCCGCCGCTGGCGGTGCAGTTCGCCGTTCCCGACTATCTGGAGATCTGCAAGGCCGAGGCGAAAGCCGCCGAGGCCATGGCGGCGATCCGTGAAGCGTCGGGGCACCTGACGGTCTATGGCCTGAAGGATCGCAAGATCGACGACACCGACTTGGCGGGCCTGGCCCGCCTGGTCAGCAATGTCGAGACCGCGCGACACCTGTGGCGAGACTGGAACTTCCACGAGAAAGACGGGGAGGGCGTCCTTCACAAGGTCGCCCTCAACGCCGCCAACATCCTGCGCCTCCTGGAGGACTCGGGTTGTCGGACCGCGTGGGCGGCGCACTTCGACGCGGCCACGCCGCTGGAGCGCGCCGAGGGAAACGTCTCCGCCGCCTTGCCGAATGGGAACACGGTGAAGGCGGCGACTGGTGCAGACGTTGCGTAAAGCTCGATCGACCCTGTAGCCGCGGCCTCCCCCAGGTATCCGGACGGTTCTGTCCCCGGATCGCCAACCAGCCCCGGACGGCCGAGGGTCACCTGGCCCTCGATATCGGCGACCGCCCGGGCAATTGGGCCCGCGCGGGCCAGCTGGCCAGCATCGTCGGCCTCAACTGGTCGGCGGTGGTCGGCCTGATCCCATCGGCCGCCGACAGGGAGAAGATCGAGCACCTGCTGAAGGCCTATGAAACCGGCCTGATCTCGGGCGCGGCCAAGGCGGCCAGGGCGGCGCAGGACAAGGCCGACAAGGTCAAGGAACAGCAATGATCGGGTACCGGCAGCGAGGCGACGACCTGGCCGCCTTCGTGCGCGGTTCCTTGATCGACAGCCAAGAGGCCGAACAGGCCGCCGTCCGGATGTCGGCGTTCCGGGCGGCGCGTGAATGGCGTCGTCAGATCAAGACTGGCTTCCGGACCGGCTCTCGCCTCTACAAGGCCAAGGGCTGGTCCAAAGGGGTCTTGGTCAGGAAGCGGACGCCGGTCCGCTATGAGGTCGGCGACAAGGCCACCTATTCTAAGGGCCGCTCGCAAAAGGTCGGGCTGTCGTGGGTGTTCGACAACGCGCCGACCATCCGAGGCCGGCGCGGCTGGGTGGCCGTCCCGATCGAAGGCCGAGCGCCGGTGGCGTCCAGCGGCCGCCGCTACATGTGGCCTAGCGAGGCCGCCGCCGCCGGCTATGAACTGGAAATCGCCCCCGTCATGGGCAAGCGGTACAAGCTGATCATGGGCCGGCGGGGCCCACACGACCACTGGATCGCCATGTGGTTCTACATCCCGCCATACCGGGCCAAGAAGGGCCTGGACCTTGACGGCATCCATCGCCGCCAAGACGCCGCGATCGATCAGGTCTGGGGCGAAGAACTCGACAAGCGCACCGCGAGGCGGGCCCGCCGCTCCTTCTGAGCCGGGCTCTCGCCGCAGTGCGCCTCCACCACAACGCAAGGTACGGGCAAAGCCATGGCGGTTCGCGAGTCGAAGCTGGTCTTCTCCGCGCCGGGGGCGGACTCCGCCAAGATGCGCGTGGTCAGCCTGACCGAGGCGCTGGAGACCCAGAAGCGCCGCAGCGACGAATTGTCCGTCACCCTGGCTAGGCAAAAGGTGGGCGTCGATCTGTTCGGCGCTGTCTCGCAGTCGGCGACGGCCAAGGTCACCAGCCTGACCAACAGCATCGGCCCGCTGGGCGCCGGTCTGGGCGCGCTGAGCCGCGGGATCGACCCCGGCGTCAATGGCCTGCTGAAGTGGGCGTCGGCGGCCGAGAAGGTGAGCCTCACCAACCGGCTGATGAACACCGCCTTCATCGGCGGTACGACGGCCATGATCGCCGGCAGCATCGCCTTGGGCGCGATGATCGACGACGCCATTCGGGCGGGCGACACCTATTCGACCCTGCACGCCAGGATCCGCACCTTCTCGGACGGCCTCATCGCCACCGCCGAGAACGAACGGGCGATCTATGCGGCCTCGAAAGAGTCGCGGGTTGCCGTGGCTGACCTGACGACGCTCTACACTCGCCTGTCGCCGGCGGTGAAGGACTATGGCCGCAGCCAGCAGGACGCCCTGACCATCACCCAGTTGACCAGCAAGGCGCTGGCCATCCAGGGAGCGGACGTCCGCGAGCAGGCCGCCGCCACGGTGCAGTTCAGCCAGGCCATCGCGTCCGGCGTGCTGCGCGGCGACGAACTGCGCTCGCTGCTGGAAAGCTCGCCGCAGCTGCTGCGCTATGTGGCCCAGAACCTGGAGATCAACGGCAAGGTCGGCGTCGCCTTCAGCCAGCTGCGCAAGCTGGGCGAGGCCGGCACGCTGACCACGGACAAGCTGATCTCGGCGCTGCTGAAGGCTCAGCCGGCGATCGAGCGCGACTTCATCAACGCCCCGAAGACCGCCCAGCAGGGCTGGGTGGTGCTGAAGGATCAGGTCACCCGCACGGTCGGCACGATCGACCAGACCATCGGCGGCCAGCGGGCGGTGGTCGAATGGCTCGGCAAGATGGCCGATGGCGCCGAAAAGTGGCGCCAGAAGATGCTGCTGGACCCAGCGTCGTTCAACGGCTTGAAGGCGGCCGGCGACTTCATCGGCGACGCCGTGGCCTCGATCGGCACGCTGGGCAAGGTCGCCGCTGAGAACTTCGACACCATCGTCACGGCCGGTGAAGGCGTGATCGCCCTGAAGCTGGGCTCGGTCATGGCCAGCTGGTTCGCGGCCGCCGCCCAGGGAGCCAAGAACGCTTATGTCGATCTGAAGGGCTTCCAGGACGCCGCGCGTTTCCAGGCCGGCGCGACCCAGAACCCGGTCATGGCGCAGGCCGCCACCGCCGCCCGCGCGGCCGCCACCGCCGCCGACGTCGCGGCGACCGAGAAGGCCGCCGCCGCCGAGATGGCGCAGGCTCGCGCTCTGGGGGTCCGCAGCGCCGCCGACAAGGCCCAGGCCGTCACCGAAGCGGCCCGTCGAACGGAGGCCAATGCGCAGGGCCGCGCCCAGGCGGCCTTGGCCAAGGTTGAGCGCGACGCCGGCAAGGACATTGCCACAGCTCAGCGATTGAAGGGCGAGGCGGCGGAGATCCGCGCCCGGCTCGAGGAAGACGCCAACCGGCGCATCGCCGCGTCCGCCAAGGCGGCCGACGCCGCTACGGATGCGAAGGGGCTGTCGAAGGCGGGGATCGGCACGGCCGGCTCCTACTACGGCAAGCTGGCCCAGGAAGACGCCCGCACGGCGGCCATGCTCACCGACCAGCAGCGCCAGCAGCAACTGGCCAGATTGCGCGAGATCGAAGTTGCCGAGGCGCGCGCGGCCGCCACCATCGAAGCCAGCGAACATCGCAAGGCCGCCGCTGTCGTGGCGGCGGACGCCGAGATCGCGTCCGCGTCGAACGCGGTGATCGCGCGCCAGGCGGCCGAGGCGGAGTCCGCCGCCCTGGTCGCGGCGGCCGAGCGTAGCGAAACCCAGGCCAAGGGCGCCAACGTCGCGGCGACGAACGCCGCCGCCGGCGCCGCCTTGCGCAACACGGTGGCCCAGGAAACTGAGGCGCTCGTCACCAAGGACGTGACGACCGCCATGCTGATCAAGCAGGGCGCCATGAAGGTCGGCGTCGGCCTCTACAACCTGCTTGGCGGCGCCGTCGGCGTGGCGACCCTGGCGATTGGCGGTCTGATTTGGGCGGTCATGGAGGCCAACCGGGCCGAGAAGGAACACTACGACGCGATCCGCGCCACGGTAGACGTCACCGATCGGCTACGCGCATCGACGCAGGAACTGACAGCGGCGACCTGGGCGGAGGTGCCCGGCATCCTGGCGGCGGCCAAAGCGCTGCGCGAGAAGGCCGCCGCCGCCGAGGCTGACAACCGCGCGACGCTGCGCGGAAAGCAGGCCCGGCTCGAAGAGGTTCGCGGCCAGATGAAGGCGCCCGGCTCGCCGGAAGCCGCCCAGGGCCTGATCTATGAGGCCGCAAGTCTTGAAAAGGCGATCACCAAGCTCGGTGGCGCGCTCGGCAACGAGAACTTGAACGCCGCGACCCGCGCTCAAGCGGCCTATCGGGAACAGATCATCGCTGCTGCAAAGGAGAAGTCCTATGCCCAGACCCAGCTGGATCGCGGTACCGACGCCTCTGGACGCACGCTGAGCGCCGAGCAGAAATCGTCCCTCACCCAGCTGGTGAACGGCAAGCAGGCGTGGCTGCAGACCCAGGTCGACAAGATCCAAGTCGACATGGCGGTGGTTGACCGAAAACTGGCCCTGACCGACGTCAAGCGCCCGCGCGGTCAATCCACGGCGGAAGACAAGCAGGGTCTGGCGGCGCTCAGCAAATCGCTGGGCGAGATCTTCAACTATGCGTCTGAAGGCGCTCAGCCATCGCGGACGGGTAAGCCGACAACGCCGACGACCAAGCCCAAGAAGGTCGCCGTTCCGGGCGGTGTTTCCGAGGCTTACACCGATCTCCTGAAAGCCGGCTTCCTGCAGCTGAAGGGCGGCGAGGGCTATGCCGCCGACGATGGCAAGGTGTCGCTGAACGGCAAGAACGTCACGGCCCGCTCGGCCGACGAAGCGACCGCTCTGGCCAACTACGTCAAGGTGGTCGAGAGCCTGAACGACGCGACCGACAAGCAGTTGGCCAAGAAGGCCGAACAGCTGGGCGTGTCGGTCAAGACGCGCGCCGAGCTGAAACTGGCCGCCGGCGCCGTGCTCGCCGAGGAGATGGCCAACAGCAAGGCCGCCCAGGCCGACGAGAAGTGGGCCGACATCAAGGCCGAGATGACGGGCACGACCCGTACGCAGATCAAGGCCGAGAACGACCTGCAGCGCCTGATCAAGGACGGCCTGGAGCCCAAGCAGGAAGACATCGACGCCTATAAGGCCTGGATCAAGGCGCGAGAGGCCGCGTCCAAGCTGGCCGAGCGACTGCAGCTGGCCAATCCAGTCGTCCAGCGCGGCTTCGACACGGCGTTGTCTGGATCCGTCACTCCGGTGGACAGCCGCGGCGTCGTCGACGAGGCCGCTGCGATCAAGCGTGTGATGGCCGCCCGCGCAGCGGTGATGCTTGATGAAGACCGGGCGGTTCGCGAGGCCATCGACCGGCTGAAGCGGACCGGCGAGGTCAATGACGTCAACGCGGCCCAGAAGGCAGCCGATCTGAAGGCGGGCTATGCGGTCGCGCTGGAAATCCAGACCCAGGACCAGATCCTGGAGATCCGTCGGGGCTATCTCCAGGAAAACACCCAGGCGGCCGAGCAGCAGGCGGCGGAATCGGCTGACGCGATCGTCGGCGCCCTGAAGGATGCGACCTTCGGCGGCGACTACCATGACGTCGGCAAGCGGATCGGCGGCGACATCATGTCGGCGATCTATGACGAGATCCTAGGCAACCCTCTGCGCCTGCTGATCAAGAGCGCGATCAGCGGCCTGATGACGCCAGGGTCCGGCGTCGGGCTGTTCGGCGGCCTGGTGAACGCCGGCCTGGGCATGGTCGGCCATGCCAACCTGAGCACGACGATCGCCACATCCATCGCCAAGAACCCGAACCTGTTCGCCGACGGCCGTGTGCCTGGCTACGCCAACGGTCGCCTGAATGGCCGGATGGACGGTCACATCTTCCGGGGGCGCGGTGGTCCGCGTGGCGACGAAAACATGGTGCGGATCAGCGACAAGGAAGCGATCATCAACGCGCAGAGCACAGCGCGGTATCCCGGCCCGCTAGACGCGATCAATAAAGGCGTCTTCGAAGAATATATCTATGGCCGCCGCCACGCCGACGGCTTCGTCCCTCAGGCGCCCCGAGTGAACCTGCCGTCATCGGCGATCAGCCGTCGGGAGGGCGACGTGTATCTCGTTAACCAGACGGGCGTGGATGCTAGGGCGACCAAGCGCACCGACGAGCGCGGCAACACCCACATCGACCTGAAGCCCTTGGCCGACCAAATGGCCAGGAGCGCGGGCCAGTCCGGCGCCCTGAAGCGCGGCCTGCAGCAGTCGCCCCAAACCAAGACGAGAGCGTAATGGCCGGCAACGGACTGACGAACGCCAGCTTCCTTGACGGGGTTGGCGCCTGGACCGCCGTGGGCGGAACCCTGAGCGTCGACGAAGGGGCGCCAGGACGGGGCGGCCAGGGCAGGGCAGTGCTCACCGCGACCCGCAACGCCACCGCTGGCGGTCAGACCGCTGGCGCCCGCTCGCAGGGCATCGCGGTGGTAGCCGGCCGGATGTTGGAGGTCGCATGCCTGTACGGATCGACCGCCACGAACGTCGAGGCGGCCCTGGCGGTCTATTCCGGCGCGACGCTGCTGTCGCGCACTGTCCTGCCCCGCGGCTGGATCGCAGACGGCCCGAGCCGTCACGGCGCGCCGGAAACGTTGAACTCGGCCTATGCGCTGATGGCGGCGCCGAACACGGGCGACGCCAAGATCGAGGTGGTAGCGACGTCAGCCGCCGCCGGCGCAATGGAGGCCTGGCTCTCGAAGCCCTATCTCGACGGCGCCTGGCAGGACCGGAAGACCTATGTCTGGGATCCCGGTGCCTTCGACAATATCGACCTGGCCGGCTATCGGGTCTGGCCGCCCGCGTTCCCGCCTGTCCTGCTGGAAGGCTACAGCGCGAAAAAGACGCCTATCCGCGAGGCGTCGACCGGCGATGGCGGCCGCGAGGAGACGATCCGCAAGGCGGGGATCGCCGCGACCCGGTTGACGGGCCGCATGCGGATGACGAGGGCGCTCTACGCCGATCTTGAGGCCTTCTTCGGCGCATCGGACCAGCCCTTCCTGTTCGTGAGGCCTGACACCGCCCAGTTGTGCAAAGCCACATGGCTGGCCGATGGCGAACCGGACACCGAGCCGACCGGCGTGGGCGACGTCTACGCCTCGTTCGGCCTGCAGCTGGTGGTGCTGTAGATGACGCTGACCGGGAACATGGTCCGCGACCTCTATGCCGAGCAGGCCAAGCCCGGCGCGGTCCTGCTGAGCATCACGGGTCAGGGCCTGGCCGAACCGTTCCTGGCCACCAGCTGGCCCGGCGGTCTGGCGGCCGACGACACCTTCTATCCCTACGTGCCGTTCACGATGGACTGGCCGGGCTCCGGCGAGGGCGAGCCCAGCCGGGCGGCCAAGCTGGTGGTGCACGCGAGCGGCGAGGCGGTCGAGATGATCCGCCTGGTCACGGGCGGCCAGCCGGAGTGCGAGATCAAGCGCGTGCGCGTGGTGGCGCCGAATGTCGCCGAGCGGGCGCTGCGCAAGGGAACCATGACGAGCGCGACGCTGGAGGGCGGGACGATCAACATCCCGATCAACGGCCGCGACTACGCCAAGGAACCGGCGGTCGGCGCGCGCTACACGATCGGCCGGACTCCCGGCAACTACTGATGATCAGCCCCGCCGAGCTCGCCCTTCTGGCCAAGGCCGAGGGGTACATCGTCGTGCCCTATCGGCTGCATGGCGCGAGCGTCGAGGCCTGGGACTGCCTGGGCTTGGTCAAGGTGCTGGCGCCGATCCTGTTCGGCTGGGAAGCGCCCTATGGCGTGGGCTTCTACAGCCGCAGGGACGCTGTGATCCCTGAACGCCGCGCGGCGCTGCTGGAACAGGGCGCCAGGGCCTGGAAGCCGTGCATCGCAAGGCCCGGTGTGGTCGCGCTGTTCAAGGATCTGGGGCGGCCAAATCACGTGGCGCTGATGCTGACCGCCAAGACCTTCATCCACGCCCGCGATGAGACGACCGGAACCGTGATCGAGGACATGACCAGGACTTGGTCGGACAAGCTTGTGGGATATTTCGAATGCGCGTGATTGAGCGGTGCGACACGGCGGTCGGGCTGTTCATCGCCAGGAATCCGTCCGCGCCCGAGACGCGCGCCGCCGAGGTGCAGGCCGGCGCCGACCTAGCCGACCTGATCGCCCACGCAGTCAACATCGGCGCCCTTGGCGAAGACGACCTGCCGGACCTGCGGGTCTATGTCGACGGCGAGTCGGTGCCGTTCGCGACCTTCGAGGAAAAGGTCGAAGCGCTGGATCTGGTCCCGGCGGCCGGGTCGATGGTCAATCTGCAAGTCGAGCCGGCAGGCGGATCGAATAGCAGCGCTCGGACGGCGCTGACCGTCATCCTGACCGCCGTCGCGGTGGTCGCCGCCTTCACCGTCGGCCCGTTCACGGCGGCGCTGTGGCAGCTGGGCGCGGCGATCGTTCCGCAGCTGACCTTCCCGATCAAGGCGCCTGACACCCTGGCGGGTCCGAACGACCAGGGCGCGCTGAACTCTGCCGCCAACCAGCGCCGGTTGCGCGGGATGATGCCGCTGCAGTTGGGCGAGGGGCGGGCGGCGTTCGACGTCGCCGCCAACGCCTACAGCAGCATCATCAACGGCGAGGTGTGGCTGACCGTCATTTTCGGCGTTCACTACGGCCCGTGCTCGATCCGCGACTACAAGATCGGCGAGACGCTGCTGTCGGACTATCCGGCCGAAGACGTTCAGATCGAAGAAAAGCTGCTGCCGGGTGAGCGGATCTTCTCGCTCTACGCCCAGAGCGTGTCCCCGCAGCCGATGCAGGACGAGTTGGACCTGGGCGGCGCCGGCGAGGTCCACACCACGGCAGAGCAGTGCGAGCGCGTCGAGGTCGACCTGACCTGGCCACAAGGTCTATCGTTCCGCAAGGACTCCGGGTCGATCGTCCAGCAGGAAACCCGCTGCAAGATCGAGTGGGCGCCGGTCGGCTCGGACAGCTGGTCGGCCGCGCCGATCGAGAACGGACCGTTCAGCGACCGCCTGGGCGCCGCCCTGCCGGTCGGCACGGTTGACGTGATGGCCAAGACCCAGGATCCGGTGCGCCGCACCTTCTCCTGGACCAAGGGCAACGCCGACCAGATCAAGGTTCGGGTGACCGCATGGGACCCTGAAGGCGACGACGCCACCAAGGCGACCCAGACCGTCTTCTGGACCGATCTGCGCTCGATCGTCTTCAAGCAGCCCATCGTCGACCAGAACCTGGCTTGCGTGGCGTTTCGCATCAAGTCTAGCGACGACCTGGGCGGCACCCTGCCCACGGTAACCGGCGTGGTGACCCCCCACGCCCCGGTCTATGACAGCGAGACCGGTGTCTGGGACGACGACCTAGCCAACTGGGCGCCGACAGCCAACCACGCCGCCCATGTGCGCATGCTGCTGATGGCTCCGGCCGCCGCGAAGCCGGCGGACCCGGACGAGTGGGGCGACAGCTTCGGCGACGTCTATGACCTGATCGAAGAGCGCGGGTGGAAGGGCAGCTATCGCCTTGACCGCGAGGCCAGCCAGGAAGACGCCCTGAAGATCCTGGGCGCGATGGGGCGGTTCTCGGCCTATGACGCGGGCGAAGGCCTGGTGCTGGTGCCGGATTGGGAAAAACCGGTCGCGCGGCAGATCTTCACTGGCCGCAACGTCGAAAACTACAGCTACACCCGGACGTTCCCCGACCCGTGCCACGCTGTCGTGGTCGAGTTCCAGAACATCGACGAGGACGGCAAGGCCGACGAGGTCATCATCTATGCCGAAGGTTTCAGCGCCTATGGCAGCGAGGCCACCGAGGACGAAGAGGCCACGCTTCCCGCGACCCTGCTGGAGACCATCCGGCTTGACTGGCAGGCGACGGGAGATCGAGCGACCAAGGAAGGCTATGTCTTCCTGGCCAAGCGCAACATCTCGGTCGAGGCGCACGAGTGGACCGCCGGGCCCAGCGCCATCGCGGCGTCCTATGGCGCTCGGGTAAAGCTGCGGCACTATTCGGCGCTGTACGGCGCCGGTGAGGGCAGGGTTCAGTTCCGCCACTTCTCGGGCGGTCTGGTCAGCGGCGTTCGCCTCGACGACGAAGTCGAGATGGTCGAGGGCGAAACCTATGCCCTCGACGTACAGCGGACCGACCGGATCATCCCCGGCATGCTGCTGGTCACCACGCCAGGCCGCACCCGCGACCTGATGTTCCCGGTGGCGCTGGCGCCGGAAGACGCGCCGGAGGCCGACGACACCGTCGCGTTCGGCCGCACCGACGTGGTCACGGAAGATCTCGAGATCGTGGACTTCTCGCCTTCAGGCGATCAGGTGCAGATCTCGGCGCGCAAATACATCGGACCGGAGTTGGTGGCCGCCGAGACCGGCGACATCCCCGAGTTCACGACCAAACTGACACCGACGGCCAGGGCGCCGCGCCCGCGCCTGCTGGGCATCACGGCGGCCTCTCCAGACGGGGTGAAGATCGCCTTCGATGTGGCCGAGGTGCGCGGCGCGCTGATCGAGAGCTTCCCGGTTCGCTGGCGTCGTTCGACCTCGGACACCGACGAGAACCCCTGGCAGATCCTGACGCCACTGGCGGCCAATCAGCGGCTGGCGATCACCCCGCCGTTCCCCGATGCCGCGTCGGCCGGCCAGGATCCGGAGTCGGCGTACAAGGTCGATGTCGAGATCCGCAGCAAGCTGCGCTCTGGCGACGTCTCGGCGCCGTTGCTGGTCACCGACATCCAGGTGTCGCGCCTTGTCAAGCCGCCGACCGGCTTCGCGGCCGCCGGCGTCAAGCGGACGGCTGCGGACGGCTCGTCCTATCCGGCGCTGACCGTCAGCGCCAACGCCATCACGTCGGGCCTCGAGCAGGATCTGATTGTCGAGATCCGCCCGGCCGGTGGCTCGGACACGTCCTGGAAGAGCGCCGGCCAGCCGCTGGCGGCCAGCAACCCGATCGGCGACTTCACGGCGGTGACCAGCGGGTCCCTGCTGGACACCCGCGCGCAGTGGCGCACCAGCGACAACTGGACCTCAGAATGGGTCGAGATCAGCGACGTGCTGATCCCCCTCAACGCCCTGATCAGCGCGGGCGTGACCACGATCGGGGGGCTGACGCCGGCGGAACTGGTCGCGGCTTTCGAGGCGACCGTCGATCAGGGCCGCGAGCTGACGCGGGCCACGCTGGAACTGAGCCTGCGGGCGATCGAAGAGCGCGGCCAGCTGATCACCGAGACGTTCCACAATGGGGTCAGGGTCAAGCGGATCCTGATCAACGACGATCAGACCTGGGACGATGGCGACAAGTCGTTCTGGGAGCGGATGAGCCTGATGGCCATCCTGGCTGATGACGGGCTGTCGATGATCGTTCAGCACGACACGCTGATGTGGTCGCCGACCGAGAGCTATGCGACCCACGTCGAGGGCATTCGAACCCAGATCGGAACCGACATCGCGACGGCCACGGAGTCGATCCACACATGGGTCGACGAGGACAGCGCCGGGTCGATCTGGATCCGCGACCTCGAGGTGGCCTTCGGTCTCGACTTCATCGGGTCGATCACCGAGACGACCTCGATCGTGTCGGGGATCGGCGGCACGTATACGCTGGCCTTCGACATCAATGGCCACGCCAGCGGCTTCCGCCTGGCCAACGATGGTTCGCTGTCGTCGATGGTGTTCCTGAGCGACGAAATCGGTTTCGCCAACAATGCCGGCGACGTCGTCTACCCGCTGTCGATCGTCGGCAGCATCGTCCGGGCGACGAACTTCGAAGCCGACATGATCAAGGCCAACACGATCACGGCCGACCGGATCATCGGCGGCGAGATCACCGACAGCGTGTTCTCGTCGTCGGGCTCGACCTATGGTCTTTCGATCGGCTCTTGGACCACGGTCCGGACCATCAACTACACCAGCATCGGCGGCCGCCTGCAGATCCTGAGCCAGGCGACGGTGGAAGCGGTCGCGCCGAGCGACGCCTATTTCGGCTTCCAGATCGTGGTCGACGGCAGCGTGCTGGACGATTGGCCAAAGCGGGTCCTTTCGGGTGACTACGCCCGCGAGTTCGCGCTGTCCAACTGGACCCCGTCAGCCGGCGCCCACACGATCGAGTATCAGATCCTGCTCTATGGCGGCAGCGGCGCGGGCAACTCGCTGAACCAGCTTCTCTACATCACCGAATACAAGACGGAGCACTGACCATGGCCCGCGTCCTGGCCGTCTTCTACGACGGCGATGTCGCCGTGAGCGCCTTCAAGGGCTCCCAGGCACACTTCGAAGCCAACCGCGACAACGAGAACCTGCCCTGGCGGGTCCTAACCGGCACGCCGTGGGGCGACCTGCCGAACTATCGCGGCGCACCCACCCTGACTGAGTTCGACGCCTGGGTCGCCGCCCAGGCTCCCGATCCCCTGCTGCTCACCTAGGGCCCAAGCACATGACCAACCCGCCAGCCGCCAACCCCGCCCAGGGGCTGGCGATCGAGAAGCTGCGCCTGCTCGAAGCCCACCACCAACTGTCAGAGCGCATCAAGTCCGACACCGTCGAGCTGGAGCGCGTCAGCGCCCGCCTGGGCGAGGTGATCGGCGAGATGCGCGGCCGCAAGGCGGGCGCGGCCGAAGCCCGGGCCGAAGCCGCCAAACCCGACAAGCCCCCCACCGAGGATCAAGTCTGATGCCGTCCCTGCCGACTTCCACGCCGACCTTCGCGAGCCAGTTCGCCGCGCTGCTGGTCGATCAAGGCGTGACGCTCGACAATGCGACGACCTTCGCCACGTCCTTTTCCACCCAGCTGACTGACTGGCTGGGCGGCGAGGGGGCTATCCCCGCCGCGCTGTCGCAGAAGCTGGCGACGGCGATCGGCAACATCAACATCGACGCCCTGCAGCGCATCGAGTGGTGGACCGGGACGATCACCGGCGGGCCGAACAGCGACGGCCTGTATCCGATGACCAACGCGGCCGGGGTCACGACGCCGTTCCCCTGCCTGGCCAAGATCCTGTTGGATGTGAAGGGCCTGATCCCAAAGGGCGAGAAGGCGACCTATGCCGAACTGCCGGCCTCCGGAAACAGCGTCGGTGACATGTGGAATGTCGCGCTTGACGGCCGTTCCTATGTATGGGGCACCGGCGCCAGCTGGATCGACATGGGCGCTTTCCGAGGCGCAACGGGCGCGAGCGCGGGCCAGGAGTTCACCATCGCCGGCGGCAACGCCGCGTCGGATCCTGGCAACGGCAAGATCAAGTTCAACAACGCCACGCCGGCCAGCGTGACGGCCCTCTACGTCGATAACCTCAATCAGGGCGGCTCCGACGTCACGGCCTGGCTTGACGCGATCAGCCTGCAGACCACTGCGATCCGCGCCCAGTTGACCCTGCGCCAGGTCGGTTCCGACAAGGTGATGACGTTCAACGTCACCGGCGCCGTGACGAACGCCGCGAGCTACCGGACGATTCCTGGGGCGGTGGTCGGCACCGCGCCCGCGTTCGATGTGGGCGCTCGCCTGCAGCTTTCGGTGGGCTTTACTCCGGCTATGCTTGCCGAGGCGGCGGCGGCGACGGCGGACGCCAACACCAAGGCAGGTCTGGCGGACACTGCAGCGACCAATGCCAACACCAAGGCCGGCCTCGCGCAGACGGCGGCGACGGCGGCCGACACAGCGAGAACCGATCTCGCGAGCGCCAGCGCTACGATCTTCGCCGCCAAGGACACCACGGTCGCTGCCCGGGACGAGGTCGTGGGCGTCTATGGCTCGAACGCCACCACTGGGACCTACCCAGCCGTAGACGGGACCAACACGTTCGCCTCAGGGCTGACCGCTTATCCGAACTCGCCGGTCACCGTGGCGGGCAACATCACCGGCGTTTCCCTGTTTGTCGCCGAAGCCGGCGCCGCCACGCTCGTGGTCTCATCGCTCAACGGGGACGGCACCCTAAAGCTTGAGGCCTCCAAGGACGTCACTCTCGCGATCGGCGTTAACACCTTCGAGGACTGGTATCCTAGCGTAAGCGTGGGCTGGTTCGTGGGTGTCTACCGGGCGGTCTCCGGACCCAGGTACGCGACCGGCGCCACAACGTACTACACGACAGGGCTCACCGGCGCGGCTAGCGCTAAGACATCCGCATCGGCCAACCTGCGCCTGAGCTACCGCGTCGAGACTGGCATGCTCAAGCGCATGCGGGTGGAAGAGGTCGCGTCAGCCGACGCCGTCGAGAAGATCACCGGCTCGACGACGACCTTTGGCACCTATCCCCCTGGCGATGGCTCGAACACCCTTGCCAGCAACATCACCACGATCCCGCAGGTTGCTTCGACGAAGGCCGGCACTGTCACTGACGTGGCGGTGCACGCGCTGCTGGCGGGCGCCGCGACGATCTGCGTGGTGTCGCTGAACGGCGATGGAACCGTCAAGCTCGAAGCCTCGGCGCCGGTGACGCTGGCGGTTGGGGCCAACGACTTCAGCGGTCTAACCTTGCCCATCCAGGTTGGCTGGTACGTCGGTATCCATGCGGCCGCCTCGACGATCCGATATGCCGGGACTACACCCGGCATATATTACACGACCGGCATTCCTGGGCTGGCCACCGCCAAAAGCACGAGCACGGTGGGTGCCAAGATCGCCTATAAGGTTCGTACCGGGCTCACCTTGACGGCCGCTGGAGAAGCTTTCAGGGCGAAGGCCGCCGAACTGGCCAACTCCACGGCCATTGCGGCGGAGACGGCCCGGGCCGGAGCCGCAGAGACTTCGCTGCAGGGCCAGATCACCGGGTCAACGGTTCAGCAGGGCTTGTACCCCGCCACTGATCAGACCTTCTCGCTGGCCGATGGCTACACCGCCATCAATGGGTCACCGATCTCCGCCGCTGGTCGACTCTCAACGGTGTCGGTGTTCGTGGCGGGCGCTCAGACCGGAACCCTCTGCTTGCTGACCAAGAATGGCTCCAACCAGTTCACGCTGGTGGCCAGCAAGGTGGTGACCCTCGCGACGGGCCTAAACGCCCTGACTTGGTCGCAGGCTGTCGCCGCGGGCCAATACCTGGGCCTCTACGCGCCCGGCAACGGTGTCGGTTCGAATAAAGGTGTGAAGTACGCCTCGGCGGGCGGCGCGGGGCTCAACAACTACTACGTCAGCGGCTTGCCGGCGACGGACTCGGCTAGCACCGCTCTTGGCACGAACACTCTCCTGTCGTTGGGATGGTCGTTCGCCCAAGGCCTTGGCACCCGGCTGACCGCCGTCGAGGACACTCAGGCAACCGAGTCGGGAGCAGCAGCGGCCGTGGCGGCCGAAATCACGCGGGCGACAAACGCTGAAGCCGCACTGCAGGCCCAGATCACGGGCTCGAACGTCAGCCAAGGTCAGTCGCCGGCGGTCCACCTCTCGTTCGGCTTGGCCGACGGCTATACCGCGATCCCAGGCACGCCCATCAGCGCCAGCGGCAAACTGGCCTCGGTGTCGGTCTACTCCTCGGGTGCTCAGGCCGGAAAGCTCTGTCTTCTTACCAAGAACGGCGCGAACCAGTTCACGCTGGTGGCCTCCAAAGATGTCACCCTGATCAACGGCCTCAACACTCTCGCTTGGTCGTATGCCATCACCGCCGGCCAATACATTGGTGTCTATGCGGCGGGGCCAGGGGGTGGCGGAAACCATGGGGTTGAGTACGCGACGACCGGCGGACCGGGGCTCAATAACTATTACCTTTCCGGCGTCGCGGCGACGAACACGGCCAGTTCGGCGCTTGGGACAAACAGCCTCTTCGCCATCGGCTGGACCTTTGCCCTAGGCCTGGGCACCCGGGTAACTGCCCTTGAGGATGCTCTTGCTTCGCCTCCGGCCCCCGCGTCGTTGACGGCGGCAGGTATTGGCCTCCTGGATGCGGCCGACAAAACCGGGGCGACAGACGCGACGGCTGTATTCGCGGCGGCCGTCGCCGCTCACCCTGCGCCTTATGTGCCGCCTGGGATCTTCGCCGTCACCGCGCTAGCGTCTGGTGGCGCGGGCTTCTGGGGGCCCGGCAAAGTCTATGTCAATGGCGTCCGCTATCCGCTGCCGGCGAGGCCGTCGAAGACCACCTTGCACCACAAACTGCGGTCAGGTTTTGGGCGGCTAGCGGGTACAGGCTCGCCGCTTGTCCTGATCGGCGACAGCTTGAGCGCGCACTTCACCGCGTCGGTGTTGGGCAAGCATTGGTTTAACCAGCTGGAGGACTTCCTCAATATTGACAGCGCGCCAGGGTCGGAGCCATCCACGGTGGTGGTGCGCAACGATGACGGCACTACAGGAGAGACAGCGGCATTCTATGGCTTGACGGTGTCGGGCGGCTCTAACGGGACGCGCGGGCCTGTCGGCAAGTCCGTGATCCTGGCGGCCGGTGACTATATTGAGCTGACGGGCGCCTACTCAGAGGTCGACGCTTTCTATCAGCAGCAATCTGGCGCGGGCCACATCCTGTTCAGCTACAACGGCGGAGCGGCATACAAGGATGTGGATGCGTCGGGTGCGACGACCTTGGACAAGTACACCGGCCCTAGCGCCACCGGCCAAACGGCCTCTGGCACCTATCGCCTGACCGCCAGTGGCGGACCTGTGGAAATTACGGGCATATTGCGCCACGCGCCGACCCTGTCGACGGGCGGCACGCCGCGACCGATTCGCTGTATGCGGGCTGCTTATGGCGGCTACACGGGCTCAAACTTCACCGACGCGCGGATCGACAGCATCATCGCCCAAGCAACGTCAGCGGCTGGCGGGCCAAACCCTGAATACATCATGGCGCCCTTTACGAACGACATGCTGTTCGGCTCTGCTCCCCGGCCGGCGACTTATGAGGGCAACCTTAATCGGATGATCGCTCGTGTCCAAGCGACGACACCGAGCCGGGTATCCCTGCTGACCCCGCCCCGTCCCCGCTTCAGCTCATGGGGAAGCTATCTTACGGCAGGCCAGGACTTCGACACCTTCCTGGCGATTGCCCAAAAGGTTGGTGCGTCCACCGGTTGCCCCGTGCTTTCGCTCGATACGGTAGACTTCGACGCCGAGGGATTATTCGGCGCCGACCACCTGCATTGGAACGACGCGGGCAACGATCGTGTCTTCGACATCTTCGCGGAGTGGCGTGCCCAATAAGGGTACGGCGCACAGGCCTCGCGAGCAAATCGCATTTCCGGAACGACCGGTTGTGCTAAAGCTTAACCAATGACCAGTCGGCCCAGCATCGCCTTGGCTCTGACCCTGCCGATTTTGGCAGGATGCGGCCTGCTGGTCGGATACAAGGCTTACCCTCTTCGCCATCCGGCTAACACGCATGCGGTCAGGGATAGAGCCATCGCCTCCCAGGCGGCTCAACTCGGCCACGTGGACACGCTTCTCGTCGGCGACAGTATTGTTGAGCTGTCCTACATCCCAGAGCTTTGCGGAACCGTGCTCAACGCGGGTGTCGGAGGTTCTGGGATTGCGGAGTTAGAGGCCGAGCTACCGGTTCTACAACGAGAACTGAAGCCTAAGCTCATCGTGATCGCTACTGGCGTGAACGAAGGGGCGAGGGCGAAGAAGGTAGATGTAGCCGATTTCCGAGGGCGTTACGTGGGTCTGATCAGACTCGCTAAAGCATCGGGTGCGAGAGTTGCGGTGGCCAACGTGCCTCCGGTTTCGGACGTCGGCCCCTTGGGCGTGAAGAATTTCGATCCCGCTGTTTTGCGGGCGCTCAGCTCGGCCGTCGACTCGTCTGCCGCGCAAGAGAACGTAAAGCTGTTGGACGTGCGCGCGGCCCTCGAAGGCCCCGATGGGGCGTTGAGGCCCGATGACACCGAAGATGGCGTGCATTTGCGGCCAAGCGGCTACGGCCGCTGGCGCCCGGTCATCATGACCGCCTGCAAGTAGGCTGGCCGAAAGCCAGCCGACAATCTTTTCATCAGTAAGGGAGGGCCAGATGGCCGACACCCCGGGCGAGCCACATCTGCTGGCCGTCCTTAGCAAACTCGCGCCCCTAGCACCGGGGGTAGCAGGCGCGGTCCTGTCCATGGCGTTCGGCGAGAAGCTGACCGTCAGGGGCAAGGCGCTCAGCGTCTGCATCGGCCTGGCGTGCGCGCTTTGGCTGGCGCCGGCGCTGATGGCGTTGCTCTCGGCCATCTGGCCGTGGGGCAAGCTGCCTGTCGAGATGGGCCAGGCGGTCACCTTCCTGACCGGCCTGTTCGGCATGATCGTGTTGGCTGGCCTTGCCCCCTGGCTGGGCAAGGTGGCCGGCGATCCGCTCAGCCTGCTGAAGGTGCGGATCACGACCGGGGAGGTTCAGCCGTGATCATGTACCTTTCAGTGTTCCTCGGCGCGTGCATCGTGCTGGTCATCGTCCTGGTGGCGCTGTTCGGCTGGGGCGGCATTCTCTCCCTCACCCAGCGCCTCAGTCTGGCGGCCATCGCCGCCGGCATCGTCTGGGCAGGGCCGGGCAGGGCGCTGGGCCGCGAGCCCGGCCCCGGAGACGCCTTGCTGCTGATCGGCGTGCTGGTCTACCTGATCGCCACCTATGGCCCGCGGATGTTCCAGCGACTCGACGGCCTGGACGGCGCCGTTGACGGTCGGATCGACGGTCCCTTCTCGATCGAGAAGGGCAGGGTCGCCGCCAAGCACATGGAGGTCGATCGCCTGCGCGCCAAGACGGCCCGCGAGCGCGGCCGGCCATGATCGCGCGCGCCTGGGATCGGCTGCTGGAATTGATCCTGGCCGCCGTCGTCATGGCGCTGCTCTACGCGTACCTGCGGCGACGCTCGCCGCCGAACTGAACGACTGAACGCCTGGCGTTCAGCACCCCCTCACATCAAAGGACGTCACGATGACCGAAGCTCAGGTCCAGCACATGGTTGACCGCTTCCTGGCGTGGAAGCTGCCCGAAGCCTTCCGGCCGGACGGCGGCATCACCTTCAAGGCCGAGTTCAACGAACACACCGACCACCCGATGAAGCACGAGCCGAGTGGGACCAATCTGCTCGACGCCTCCCAAGCCCAGGCGATGGTGCGTCACATGCTGGACGGCCTTCCGCAGGGCTAGTCCCTCCCCCCACATCGCTAGAAGGACATAATCATGGGCCCCATCAGGTTCCTGACGATCCACTGCGCCGCTACACCTGAAGGACGCGACGTCAGCCCGGAAGACATCGCCGCCTGGGACATCAAGAAGTTCGGCCAGGAGAGCTATCACCACATCGTCACGCTGGACGGCGCCGACCATGTGCGCTTGGCCGACAACGTGAAGGGCGCCCACGTCGGCGGCGCCAACACCGGCAACATCGGCGTCTGCTATGTCGGTGGTTGCGATAAGGCGATGAACGCCAAGGACACCCGCACGATCGCCCAAAAGGCCACGCTGGCCAGGATCGTGAAGACCTATCAGGCCAAGTACCCCGGCCTGATCGTCAGGGGGCACAACGAATGGCCCGGCGTCGCGAAGGCCTGTCCGTCGTTCGATGTCAGCGAATGGCTGAAGGCGCTGTGACCAAGGCCGCCATCGATCGCGAGGACGTGCTGGAGGTGTTGTTCGACATCACTCCTGTGCGGGTTCGCAAGGGTCGGCCGAACGCCTCCACCCCCGAAGACGACGACGTCAGGGCCATGGGCCGCCAGATCGGGCGGTTCCTGGAAGACCTGCCGGGCGAAGTCACCGTGTCGGAGCTGCGCGAGCTGCTGACCGAAGCCACAAGCAGGACAAACGCATGACCAAGGTCTTCTTCTGCGAAGAAACGCCTCACATCGAGGTGTTCCTGCGCCGCTTCGTCTTCAGCAAGGGCGACGGTGGGTGTTCCCACGACGCGTCCAGCAAGACACCGCTCGGCCGCTTCGAGTGGCCAGTGCGCAGCTATCTCGACGGCGACGTCATGGACGTCGATCGCGGCCACGCGCTGTGGCCGGTCGCCTGCGACGCCTGCGGCTACCTCTTCCAGCCGACCGACGAGTGGCAGGCCTATCAGTGCAGGGTCATGCGCAGGATCGACACCGGCGAGGAACTGCCCGTTACCCGCCATCTGAGCAGTCTCCCGCCTGGCGCGGTCTTCGAATGCTGGTGGTCGGGCCGAGTCGGCGCCGACGGTCGATCCCTGGCGGTGGTCACACCTGGCGGGGAGTGGATGATCGACAGCCGCGCCTCCAACTGCACCAAGCCCGATGACGACACGCATCGCTGCTGGGTGCGGCACGGGCGGCCGGAAGATGGTGACCTGCACGTCGACAAGGCGGGGCTGACCTGCGAGGCGGGCGCCGGCTCAATCATCGCCGGCGACTTCCACGGCTTCCTGCACCACGGCGAACTGAGGCCATGCTGATGAAACAGGATGAACCTGGCCTTGTCGTGCCGATCGTCCTGATCCTGATCTGTGTGATCGGCGCCGTCTGCCTGGCTTCGGGCCTGCCTCTCGGGAGCACATGGGTATGAACCTGCCCGACCTCACACCGACCGGACAGATCCGCAAGGTCGGCAAGCTGATCGCGATCGCCGTGGCGGTGGTCATCAGCATCATCGGCGCGCTGGTTGTGATGAAGTTCGTCGGCGATCCGTTCGGCTTCGGTAAGCGCAAGACCGAGACCGCCCAGGCCACCGCCACCGTCAATGGCCAGCAGGCCGCCAGCAACGCCGCTGGAGCGGCCATCAATGACAATCGGGCTGGCAACGTCGCCCGGCTCGATAGAACCGCCCAGGAGGGCCAAAATGCGATCTGGCGTGCGGATGATCTCGACGCTGCTTATGGCAGCTACCTCGCTCACCTTGAGTGCCTGCGCGACCAGGGTCGTGCCCCTGTCGCCGTTCGTGCAGCTGACGACCGGGGACCGGACGCCGGCGCCGAACCCGACGGCGCCTGCGAGGCCGACGCTGCGGCCAGCGACCAGCCCTGAGGCCAGGGAAGAGCGCGACTATCTGATGGCGGTGGTGATCAAGCCGCTGATGGCCTTCAGTCTGCTCCAGGAGCGCGCCAAGCAGGCCGAGGGCCAGCGGGCCGACGGCGTGGTCGCCAAGGTAGACGCCTTCAATACGGCGGTCGAGCGCAAGCGGCGCTGGCTACCCTGGGCGCGCGACAAGCCCTGACCATATTGCTGACGTCAAGAACATGGTGCGCCCCTGGCTTCGGCCGGGGGCGCTTTTTTGATTCCTGGGCGGTGGTTATCGCCTGACCCGGCCGGCTTGCGCCGCCGGCCGGCGGCTGCGGATATCATGCAGAAGCGAACGTCGGTGGCGAGCGGCGGCCGAACTTGCGAGGAATCGGCGCAACCAAGCATGCCCATTGCGCGTGATCGTGCAGGTACCCGTCCATTTGATGTCGGCCGTGGTGAAGTCCGCCTCGTCCTTGAGCGGATCCACATAGGCGTGGCGGGCTGGCCAGGTCAGGCTTGGGAACGTCAAGTCGACGGAGACCACTTCCACCCGCTCGCCGTTCACCGTCATGAGCGACCAAGAACCCGCCTGAACGGCGCCGGTCATAGGTCGCCGCCGCGCGGCCGCATGGCGAGGCGGGTCACGTTGGGGTCGTCGACTACCTTTAAGGCTTCACGCAGATAGGGCGTGTCGGCGGCGCGCCACCGGCCGGCCGCTTCGAACTCGTCCTGCAAGGCCATGTTCTTCTTGGCCCAGTCGATCGCTATCTCGGTCTTGCCGACCGAGGCGGGCTTGTGGATGACGACGATCTCGCCATCAGCCATCCAGCGGTCCAGACCCCAGAGGCCAGTTCCGCCGGGCGTGCCCTCGAACCGCCAGCCACGGCCCTCGCCGAGGGGCGTCCTTCGCTCCATCCAGTGCTCGCCGAGTCCCCTGACACGATCGGGGTAGAGGCATTCCTTGGCGTCCAGGATCTTCATCCCAAGGCAGGTTCGCGCTCCGTCAGCGTCCCGCCCGAGCGCGGCGGGGTAATCCACGCCGATTTCGTTGACCTCTGCGCCGGTCAGCCAGACATAGTACGGGCGCTCCTGACCGCCCTCATCGGCCGCGGCGAGCAGTCGGCGGGTGTCCAATTCGGCCAGAAGCTGCTTCAGAATGCTCATGGCAGGCGCCCCGGAGGTCTCGGGACAGGGCGAACGCCCGTTGAGCCCTGGATGATGGCGTCGAGATCATGCTGGACGGCGGCCAGGCCACGCTGAAGGTGGTAGGCTAGGTCGCTACCGTCAGTCCCGTCGAGCTGCCGCCATGTGGTCATGAAGTTGAACTCACGGTCGGCGTTCTCGATGTGGATCGCGATACCCTCAGGAAGGACGATGAGGGTGGTTGGGAATCGCGCCTTATCAGCCATCTCGGCCGCCGCTCGTAGCTGCAGGGTCCACATCAGATCTCACCTCCAACAAAGGTCTCGTACAAGGCTAGCCGGGTGCGCTGGAGTTCCAGGGTTTGGTAGCCCTTCGCCGCGTCATCGTAGCTCTGGTTCAGGTCGATGATGGGCATTGGAAAGCTGGACGCGCGAGCTTCGGCCAGATCAATAGGATCTCCCTCGCCCACGCCGACGATGGGCGGCGACAGGCGGGGATCGTATCCCAAGGCCTTGACCCAGCGGGCGCGCTCGCGATCCATCTGGCGCAGCGCTCGTATGGCCGGCGAGCCATAGATCCGCTCGAACACCTCGCGCGGGATGTGGTGCAGACGTCCGGTATGGCGGCTGATGTAGAAGTTCGCCGACGGCCGCCGCCAATACTTGCTCTTCACCCGGTGGTTGGCGGTGCGGAGACGCATCAGTCCGGCTCCCCGATGCCCAGCAGCCCGCGAAGGCTCGCCTGGATTTCATGCCGGCCCAAGCGCCGGGCCATGCTCATGGCCTTCGCAGCGGTGTTGGCCGAGGCCTCGTCGTCGAAGGTGATGCCGCCGAAAGGGCCAAGCTTGTCGCTAAGCCAGATCGTCCAGCGCTTGCCGTTGGGCTTGACGAAGAAGTCGTCGGCGATGGTGTCGTAGTGGACGAGCGCGACCATCAGGCTTTCTCCGCTCGGACTTCGGCGATCATCGCCGAGAAAGCATCGGCCAGAATGCCAGGGCGGGGCTGGCCGGCCATCGCCAACGCAAACTCGCGGAGCCCGGCCCTGACCATCGCTATATCGCGATCCTGCAGCGTGAATAGGAAGTCATCGACCAACTCGGCAGGAGTCTTGGCGCGCGCCATACCCTCGGCCGCAACTTCGAGCAGTCTTTCGCGCATTGTCTGTGGGTGAGCCATCAGACGGGCTCCCGGTCCATGACGACCGTGACGTCGTGGTTGTCGGTCCACAGCCAGCAGGCTGCGCGGGTGATGGCGGCGTCGACGACGGCGAAGAAGAAGCCCACGCCAGGATCGTTCAGCACGTCCAGCTGCTCGGGCTCGAGGCGCAGGCCATGATCGGGGAGGCGGAGCAGCTTCAGGATATGCCGCTCGCCCAGCGGCCGGCGGATCGGCGCCGACAGGCCGTCAGGATCCGCGCGGCGGGCCGCCAGCGCCTCTTCCTGCAGTTCCTTGGCCAGAGCCTCGACGGCCGTCTCGATCGACCACAGGGCGTCGCGCAGGGGATTGGGATAGCCGATCTTGGCTGAGCGCTCCCAGGACACCACGATGCTGTTGGTGGTCTCGCCGCGGCCGGCGTTGATCGCGTTGGCCAGGGCGGAGATGTGCCGGCGCTCCAGATTGATCGCGGTGCGCATCCCCCGGCTCTCTGGGCCGGTCAGGGGGCGGTCTCGGTGGCCGAACAGGGCGCGGGAGGTCATGGGCGGTGGTTCCTTGGTGAGCCGTGCTCCTGCGCGGCGTGGTTGCGATATCAGAGGCGGCGCTTGGCCAGGGCGAGTCGTTCCATCCGGACAGCTTCACACCACCATGCGGCGCCGAGGATCCGTGTCGAGGGCGGCTCTTCAAGCCAGGCCTCCACCTCCGCCTGGGCGCCGGCGGTGTCGCCGTAATCCCCCTGGATCTGGAGGAAGATCAGATAGGCGTCCTCGACCAGCACATAGGCCAGGGCCTTAGACCCGTTCGACGCGGCGATGCACGCCTGCAGAACGTCCAGATAGATCAGCGCGGCCTGCTGGGTGTTCAGGCCCATGGTCAGGGCGAGCTTGGCGATGCGCTCGTCGGTCGCATCGTTCTCGGGCGTGGCCTGCGAGGGGTTCGGCATAACGGCTCCTTGGCCTAGCAGAGTAGCACCGAGGGCGGATTGGGCCATAGGCTTCGCAGCTGACCCTTTCGCGTTTTGCGTCCACCCTTCACGCTGAAAGGGTGGCCTGAAAGGGTCAGCCATGGGCGAGCACTCCAAAGCCTTGCCGGGCAAGGGCTAGTAGGGGGCGAAGGGTGGCCAATCCGGCGCCCGAATAGAGCGGTTTTCCAGCCGCTTTCGCGGCCGCTCGGGCGTCACGGATAAGGGTCGATTTGGAAGACATGGGCGTCGTCTCCTTAGGCGAGGGCCGATTAGGCCGGAGGGTTGTTGGGAGGGGCGGTGTCGCTGAAGGGCAGGGGCGTCCAGCCGGCGAACCAGTCGTCGTCGAGACCACCAAGGCCGAAGGGCCCAGCGAGCCCCCAGCCCTCGTCAAGACCTTCATCAACACCGTCGGTGTCGATGCCTGGGTGACGGATCACGACCCAGAGGCCGCCAAAGCGATCGAGATCGGCGCGCCCGGGGATTTCCGGCTTGAAGCGGGCCAGGACCGGCGTCCTGTTCTTCAGGGCCTTCGACATCGGGCGCAGAGCGTCGAGCAGTGGACCTTCCCATGTTGCCCGGCCATGCTCGCGCATCTTCTCGTCGATTGCCAGGCGGCAGGACCGCAGAGCGTTGGGCTCGGAGTCCTGCAGGTCGACGTCCTGGTCGCCCAACATCAGGCGATTGACGTTGTGGTTCATGACCAAGCGCCAGCGATAGGTCGTGCCGTACTTGGCATTGAGCCGGATATTGGCCTCGTCCAAGTAGTCGAGGCGGGCCTTGTCGGCTTCCAGCGCCGCGCACCTAGCCTCGGCGGCGACGGCGCGTGCGACCTGCTCCTCGCAGCGCAGGGCCATGTCCTCGGCGTTTTGGCGCCACGTCATGGGCCAGAGAGGCCCACAGCCATTGGGGCAGGGCTCGGTCTTGTTGTCGCCAGCCGTGATCGCGCCCGACTGGGCGTGGAGCACGTTGCGGACCAGGACGAACGAGCACTTGGCGCACCGCATCATGCCGGGGACGACATCGGCTCTGGCCGCCGAGCTGTCGCCCGACAAGGCTTGGGCCGCAACCACTAGCAGCGAGGCCGTTTCCTGAGCGTAGGGCGTGGCGCCGATCACTTCGCCCCGCATGAAGCGGTCCGCTAGCTCCAAGAGGCGCGGCGTGGGGTCAACTGTTTGGGGGGAAGACATGGCGGTGGTTCCTTCGTAAGCCGCGCCTCATGCGCGGGGCTGATTGGGCTGTAGGCTTCAGGTCGAGGCTGATTGGGCTGCAGGGTCAGGGCCAGCCGCTCTTCATCATACGCCGGCCGGGCGGAAACGGCGGCTTGACCAGGGTCAGATCGATTTGCACCGTGTTGGCGGTTTCACGCCTGACGGCCGATCCCAGCGGCGCACCGGTCAGATTGTTGACGATGATCGCGGGCTGAGCGACGACTGCGCCCGACTCGATATCCTCGGTGCTCCAGCCGTTCGCAGCGGCCAGGGACCAGAGTGCAGCCACCCGCCGCGCGGCTTGGACGCGCTCATCTTGCGTCAGCAGGTAGGAATAGGCAGTGGTGGCCAAACCGAGAAAGCGGCCACCGACCTTGATCCGAACGCTGCGCCACCGGTCCCATTTCGCCGGCTTGGCCGCTAGCGGCTCGTTGTCGCCGCCGCGCTTTCCGATGGTGTTCGCCTCTTCGATCGCAAAGGGTGTGACCATGGCGGTTGGTTCCTTGTGTTGCCGCGCCACATGCGCGGGGGCTGATTGGGTCGCAGGGTTCAGGCGAGAGCGGGCTGGCGCGGCAGGACGTCGCCGTCGAACCACTCTAGGTGGGCCATGGCGGCGTCCTTCTTGGACTTCGCTGCCAGCAAGTCTTCAAACCGCTGGATCACGGCCTCGGGCGTTGGGAACGTGTTCTCCAGACCATGATGAGCCAGGATGATCTCGCGGGCCGCAACGACCTGCACCGCCTCGTCATAGGTTGGGGCGCGCAGAGGCCAGCCCTTCACGTACCGCAAGCCCTTGGGCAGACTGGCCTCGAGGGCTTGGCGTTCGGCGCCGCGCACCTTGCCGACGGCCAGGCCTGCCGCGAGGGCCGGTGAGATCAGGTGCGGCGACACATCGCCTAGCCAGCGCGTGGGCTGAAAGCTGAAGGTCGAGTTTGCCTCGACGCCGACCAGGTGACGATAGACCGCGTGGTTGTCCTCGCTGCGCGACGAGGCTTCCTGATCACGGACCTTTTGCAGCACGCAGTAGGAGCAGCCCAGGCGAGACGTCCCGTGAACGCTGTAGGCAACGTGAAGGGGCAGGGCGTGGCGTTCATGATAGGCGAACACTTCGCCCAGCAGAACCTCGGCCGCTGGATGCCAGGACATCAGCGTCGTTCCGTCGCGCTTGGACCAACGAGGCTCGGGCTTCGACACCGGCGCCAAGCTGCGCGCGGGGCTCTCTTCGCGCCGGATCCCGATGACAGAGATGATCACGCGGCCGGGGAAAGCCTTCTGGAGGGCGGGCGAAATCACCTGCTGCTTGAGCTCGGCCGTGCAGAAGCGGAGACTAGCGCTCGACCAGGGTCCAATCAGGTTGAACACCTCCAAGGCGGCGTACCGGCGTTTACCCTCGGCGAAGCGGGCCTCCCAGCGCGAAATCATGTCGTGGCGGCCATGGCGAACCACCATCAGCGGAACGCCCAGCTGCTCGGCGATGCGCTCGCACATCGGCAGGCTTTCCTTCCACTCGATCCTGCCCAGGTCGGCGTGGATTGCCACGCGGTCCTCTTTCGGGTGGCCCAGCATGTCCAGGAGCCGGTTCGCGGAATGCGCGGCGACCGAGGAGTCCTTGCCACCGCTCAGGCTGAAGGCAACGACGGCACCGGCTCGGATGGCCGCCAGGACCTCGGTGTCGACCGCGATCCCGACCTCGCGGAACATCTCGATCTCTTCGGCGGTGGTCATCGTCATAGGGTCGTTCCTTGCTGGCCCGCGCCACATGCGCGGGCTGATTGATCTGGTGGGTCTACTGGCAGGCGACGTCGATGCTGGAGCGCAGCTCTTCGAAGTGGCCGGGCAGATCGTCCTGCAGGGTGGTGATCGCGTCCTGCATCTTGATTCCGCTGTCGGCGCCCTGAAGGCTCTCAGGGAGGTTTTCGAACGCGGCCTGTTCAGCGGCGAGCACCTCTTCGACAAGGGTCTCGGCCTGATTGATCAGCTCGGCGGCTTGCTGGAGCATCTTGCGGCGGTCGTTGTTCATGGCTTCGTTCCTTGGTGACCCACGCCATGCGCGGGCTGATTGAGCTTTAGGGCTTAGGCGGCCAGGTCGCGGCGCACCCCGATGAAGACTGCACCACGCGGCGCGCCATCCCTGGTCTTGCCGCAAAGCCGCACCGTGCCCAGTCGGCCGGGCAGATTGCCCCGTTGGGTCCAGAGCGACGCGGCCTGAGCGCGCGGCATGGCGACCGGCGCCGAGAACAGGCGCCCGGCATACTCAAGGGTGACAGACCCGACAGCGTCTGGATCGTCCAGCCGAGCGCGAACAGACCTGATAACGCCCTCTAGCTCGCCGGTCGGCTTCAGCTTGACCGCCTCGCAACGCGTGGAAGAGGCGTTGCCCTCGCGATAACCCCACGTCCCGGCCTTCAGAACCAAGCCCTCGCCATTGCGGGCGACCACCTCGGCGAACGCCTCGTTGACGCTCTCAAGGGAGCGATGACAGAGGGCGGGCGACACCTGGACGACATCTTGAGCGCCAAGGGACGCCACAGCCTGCCGCACCTTCGCCAGACGATCCACAAAGGCCATGGAAGAGCCGGCCAGGTCGAAAACCATGAAGCGCCAGCCAGAGGGGAGAGCACCCGAACCCATGAAGGCGGATTGCGCGGCCTCAAAGCCGCCGGGGGCGGTCAGTTCGCCATGGTGACCCCACAGAGCGCGCTGGGAGAGGAAGGCGCGGGCCTCCGGATTGGGAAGGGGAAGGCCCTCTTTCGTATGCAGGCCCATAGAGGGGCAGACCAGGCCGCCGACTCCATCGTGCTTTTCCTGCGACCAGCAAGGGAAGGGGAGGCGGGAGAGATCGGCCGTAACCGGGTGCATCGGCTTGAGCATGGCGGGCGTTCCTTGGTGACCCGCGCCACATGCGCGGGAGAGGCTGATTAAGGGGGCGGGTTAGGCGGTGGTCAATCTTCCTCGTGTTCTTCTTGGGCGGTGGTTTCGTCATCGCCCTCCGGCTGCTCTATCCCGGCGTCTTCGTGCGACACGAACACCCACGCCATGACATAACCGCCATCACTGCCCTCGGACACGATCGCGTCGCCGTCGACTTCGACTTCGCCTTCGCTGAGAAAGCCGGTGTTGCCGGCGCCATCCGCATAGGCGGACAGGTGCGGTTCGGTCTGGCGCTGATGCTCAGCGAAGACGGGAACGGCGCGCCCGAAATTCAGGCCGGCTTCAATCAGCGCCAGTAATTGGTCTTCTAAGCTCGGGGCGGTGGTGCTCTGGACGGTCGCGGACATGGTTGCGTTCCTTGAAGGCCCACGCCACATGCGCGGGGCTGGCCATACAGGCCTAGAGCTGTTCCGAAGGGAAATTCGGCGTTTCGTTCGAAGCGAGGGCGGCTTGCAACTGCTCCACGAGAGCCTTGTTGTCCTCGGTGTTTTCGTAGGTCCCGTCGGCGATGCCGGATTCAAGGTCTTCCAGGTAGGACTGCGCAGCGTCGCTAAGGCGGTCGAGGACCGAACGCCGGACCAGAACGAACGGGTCTGACGGTATGGCGGGCGGATCGTACTGCGACACCGACCCGCCGGTAACCTTCATGATGTTCCGCCCACGCTTGCGAAGGCAAATCTCGTTTCCGAGTTCACCAGCATGCTCGAAGTTGTAGGCCTCGACGTCGCCGCTCCAAGCGCCGGGGTTGCCGGCGTTCGTGCAGTAGAGAACCTCAACATGATATCGGCCTTTGGGCATGGTCTCGTTCCTTGCTGGCCCGCGCCACATGCGAGGGCTGATTGGCTCATATGGTCGCCGGGCTGATTGGCCTGGCGGGTCTAGGCGGCCAGACGCAGCGCCACGGCTCGCGGGGCGTCCAGCGTGACGCAGGTCCCGTCACTCGCGGTGAGGCGGAAGGCGAAGCCCCCGGCCAGGCGCCGGGCGGTGTAGCGGACTAGGCCGCCCTCCGGCGCCGTGGCGTGGCGCTCGACCAGCAACAGCAAGGCGCGGGCCTTGTGCTTCGCCTCGGTCGATGCGCGTTCGAAGGCCGCGACGATTCCCGCCAGATCGAAGACGACGGCCGCTCCGTCGAGGTCATGCATGTTGGTCGGCGCCGTGGCTCCAGGAACGGCCGTCGCTTTGGCGACGATGACGGGCGGAAGTTCGAACGCTGCGACAGCGGCCGCACGGCGCGACGCCAGAAAATCGCATGCGCCGTCCGCGACGCGCAGATGGCCTGAGCCGTCCATTTCATAGGCGATGCCGGGGCTATGGGCTCGGCCTCGGAAGATGCGCCCGCCTTGGGCGGAAATCTCCGCCTCGCGCCAAAACAGGCGCGGCGGGACGATTCGGGCTTCGAGATTGGCCGCCTCATTGGCGTCGCCGGCGCCGTAGCGGCCGCCAGGGGGCGGCGTGAACGTCTCGCCGGTGTTCTCGTCATAGATCGCCAACAGAGCGGCCATCGGACGCACACGGGCGAGGTGTTGCCAATCGGGCGAGTCGGCCATCACGCCACACGACGTGCGAACCTGCATGGCGCGCAGCTCCACCCCGGCCATGGCCTCCAGCTGTCGGGCATACTCATGGCGAGCGCGGAGGCGGCGCAGCGTGTCGCCAGCCGCTAGGGCGGCCGCCCAGCGGGTCTGGGGCTTCCCGCCGTGATAGACGACGCCACAGACGCGGGTCGCCGTGCCATCGGCCCAGACGCACCAGAACGCGCCGGTGGCGGCCTTGTTGCGGGGAGGGCGGGAAAACAGCGCGGCTAAGTCATCCTCGACCCTCTCAGCCCGCGCCGTGCGCTTCTTGGCGGCTACGGGAGCGGCTTGCTCGCTGGGAGCGCCAAGGGCGGCCGAAAGAGGCGCGGAGGGGCGCAAGGTCGCACCGATGATGATTTGCCGCTGCAGGGCGCGGGCCAAGGCGTGCGCGGCGGCTTCATAGGCCGAGGCGGCGCCGGAAGTGCGCGCCAGGTCATAGAGCGCCAGGGCGGCTTGGGGGGAGGTGGCGCCCAGAGGGGCGGCTAGGGTGGCGATCATTGGTCAGTTCCGTTTCAGGCCACGCCGCATGCGTGGCGGTTAGAACGTCGAGCCGTTCGGCGAGGCCCTGCAGCGCTAGGCGGAAAGGCTAGTTCAGGGCGGGCGGGTTCATGGGCCAAGTGGACCAATCTCCCGCGTCGCCGCTTTTGGCGTTGTCTCGGTCCTGCCAGGCGCGGGCGGCGTCCTCAGTAGGGAAGGGGCCAATCACAGGCGTCAGCAGTTCGGGTCTGAAGACAACCCAACCAGCGGCGGCTTCTTGGAACACAAACACATATCCCTTGATGGTCTCGCCGCCGACCAGCTCGCCCGGGCCGCAATAGCGCTCAGCGAGGGCTTTGGCCGCGGCCATGTGATTAGCGCTCTGCGAAAGGTTGTGATCGTAGGGCACAACGACGCGGCTATCCTGCTGGCGCGCCACGATGCGCGCGCTCTTGGTATTCGTCGCACCTAAAAAGCTGGTCTCAATCGCTGATCGCATTTGGTCGTTCCTTGCTGAACCACGCCGCATGCGTGGTCGGGATGTTGGCGCCATCCTGACTTCTCCGAGTTGGTGAGGTCAGAACCTCGAGCCTTTCATGATGCGCCTCGACCAAATGCGAGACGTCCAGGACGGCGCCGACAGCCGAAACATAGGCGCGGGCGATGCTGCGTCAACAAGAAAATGCAGTGCGTAGCAAGTATTCAACAGCTCAGGCTCCGGGCGCTGACGCGATAGCGCCCGGTAATGCAGTAACCGTCTGGTCACGCGGCGGGTCCTTCCTGCCGGGAATGAATATGCGGGGAAAAGACCCGCCGGTCTAAACTGAAAAATATTTAGAAACGATGGTGTAGTGTAGGGTGGATATTGTCGCGGAAAAATCCGGCGGCGCGGCGTCGTCGCCCTTGTGGAATATTCCAATGCGGCATATATTCCAGTCTGGAATTATCCAAGTTGGAGCAACGAAAATGACCGACGTGAAGTATGAGGATTGGCGGCCGGCTCTGTCGCCTGAGGAGGAAGCCCAGGTCGCCGAAGGCGTAGTGGCGCTGAAGGCGCGTGTTTCCTTGCTGCGCACGCTGCGCGAGCGCATCGGTCTAACTCAGGCCGAATTGGCCGAAATCCTTGAGACCTCCCAGTCGAACGTCTCCAAGATCGAAGCAAAAGACGACCCATACGTCTCGACGCTCAGGAAAGTCATCGAGGCGAAGGGCGGAAAGCTGAAGGTGATCGCGACCTTCCCTGAGGGCGACATCGAGATTCCACTGTTCTTGTCGGTTTAGCCGGCGCTATCGGCGCCTACGCAGCGGCCGGGTCGGCGTGCCTGGCGATGGGCCGTAGTGAAAGATGACCTTGTGCCCGCAGCCTGGCGTGGGGCAGGTCGGGCTGCGATCGGACAGGTCGAAGCCCTCGCCGTATTTGGCGATGATCGCGTCGAGATCCACCGGCCGGAAGAACTGGCACTTTGCGCACATGACGTTGACGACGGCGGTCGACGCCTTGAGCGCGCCGACCGATTGCGCCCAGGTTGGCAGGTAGGCGGGGTTCTTTCCCATGGTCAGCTCCAGCGAACGGAGCCGGAACATTATTCGGGACTATTCCGGGACTTCTAGTCCCGAACCACCCCTTTTTTCGCCATTTGTTCCCACTTTCGACCACGTTTGAAGTGGCCGTTTTTGGGAGAAAAGTGTAGTGAAAACAAAGAGAAAGGTGGTGCCGGATGAGGGGATTGAACCCCCGACCTTCGGTTTACAAAACCGCGCTGTGAAGTGGCGCAAAGCCAGGCTCAATAAGGTGTTGAAGGCTGCGGTCTCGGAGTGGTTCGGGAGTATTCCGGGGAAGTCTGCAAGCGCGGCGGGCCCAAAAAGGACCTCGGTGGGGCCTTAGCCCGTCGCCTGGCCGTCGTCGACCACCTGGGCGGCCGCTACCGGAGCCGCAACGACTTCGTCTTCCAGGGCCGAGCGGAGATCGCTGGAGAGCACGTGCGCGTAGCGCTGCGAACTCTGGATCGTGGCGTGGCCCAGGAGCGCCTGGACGGCCTTCAGGTTCTTGGTGCGCTTCAGAACGGTCGAGCCGGCGTGGTGGCGCGCGCCGTGGATGCGTCGGGCGCCGGTGAGCCCCGCGGCGTCCGCCGCCTTGCTGACGCGGTATTCGATCTGGTTGTACGTGTAGCAGACCAGCTTCTTGCCCTGCTGGTGGAACCACAGGTGTTCGAGGCCGGCCTCGACGGCGCAGGAGTGGCGGGCGGCCAGGGCGCGGCCGTGGTCCAGGCGAAGGGGAATGACCAGCAGGACGTCGCGCTTGCGGCCCTTCTGCAGGGTCAGCGTCGGATCCTCGGGGTCGAGGTTCAGCGCCGAGGGCGGGAACAGCAGCTCGCCCAGGCGCAGGCCATAGGTCAGCAGCATGTCGACCGCGAGCGCCATGTCTTCCTCGGCCGCGGCGATCCATCCTGTCCGCTCGGCCGGACTGTAGAGCCGGCTCAGGCCGCGCGGCTCCCGCAGACGCAGGACGCGCCAGTCGATATCGGGCAGGCCATGCGGGGTCTCGGCCGGCGTCCAGTGCGTTCTGGCGCGGCGGAGGATCGGCCGGAGGGTTTCGATGACGTCCCGGTTCACGGTCGAGTTTGACGGCTGATAGACCAGCGCGTCGTCGGCATGGCCGCGCTTCAGCGTCTGTTTCTTCCGGTCTTCGATCGCGGTGGCGACGATGTCCTGGCCGATCGAGCCCAGTGTTTTGTTCTTGCCGATCAGCGCCACCAGGTTGTGAACCCTGCGCTCGACATCGCGATTGTCGCCGCGATGGATGCCGACCTCTTCCCACCAACGGCCGGCGGCTATGTCCAAGGTCATCAGCGAGACCGCGCCCAACTGGCCGGTGGCGGCCGCCATGCGCTTCTTGGTCTCTACGGCCTCGGCTGCACGACGCGTAGCCTGACCGGTCGATCCATGAAACCGCGTCCCGCCGATGACGAAGTCGTACTGCCAGAAGCGGCTTTTGGTCGGTTTGTAGACGGACACTGCTCCGGCTCCTTGGGCTTCACGACTATCGGCGGCGGGTTGATCAGATAGGCCCGCAGCACCGCCTCGCTATAGGTCGGCCTGCTGCCACGCGGGCACGCCTGGATGTCGCCAGACGCAGTCATCGCTCGCAACACCTTCACGTCAAGACCGATCAGCTTGGCGGCCGCCTTGGCAGTGATCGTCGCGCGGTCCGCGAACTCGACTTGGAATCGCGCTTCGGTGGCCGGACCGAGGAAGGTCATGACGACCTTCCCGCAGGGACAAGAGCTGCGGCCAGGGCGGCTTCAGGCGTCGCGCCAGACCCGATCAAGGTCCACTCGCGGTCGTTCACGCCGCCATTGACCCGGTGAACGCACCAGCCGTCGTCGCCTTCGTCGGCCCTGTGATAGTCGAAGCTGAGCTCGAAGTTCTTGTTCTCGCCGAGCCGCTTCAACAGGTCCATCTCCCCCAGAGCCGCAGGTGCGGGAGAGGCGTCGGAGTTAAGCCGGATATGGCCGGTGATGCCCGGCTCCTTCAAGCGCTCGGGGTGAGCCGCGCGGTAGGCCGAGAACTCGTCCAGGCGGTCCATCACGGCCTGTCGGTGGTGCGGGTGGCTCACCATGTCGAGATAGGCCATCAGCACGGCGATGGAGTGCTTGTCGCGAGCGCGAAACAGGATCACCGGCTCATCATCGGGGATCGCCTCGCCCGATACGCGGTTGACGAACCCGCCGTCTTCGAACTTGAACTTGCGGTCTTCAGCCATGGGTCAGGACTCCGGTGCGGCTGTCGACGATCCCGACCGCGCAGGCCCGCCAGAGCAGAACGTCGACCGTGGCGACCTTGAAGCCGCTTTCGGCGGCCAGGCGCTCGCACAGGGCCTGCGCGGTGCAGCCGGCGTGGTCGGCAAGACGCTGAAGGTGGACATCGGGCTTGGCGACCTGCGCGCCGAAGTTCTTGGCCAGGTGATATTTGGTGATCTTGCCGATGTAAGGCAGGCCGCCGCAGAATTCGACGAGATCACCCGTGGTCTGAAGGGCGGCGTACAGTTGGTCGCGCTCCGCCCAGATCCTGTCGATCGCCTTGGCCTTGCCGACGTTGCGCAGGCCGTCGAACGCAGGCCGTCCGGCTTCTAGGGCGGTCATGACGCGGTCGTAAATCTTGCGCGCGGTGGCGAACTTCATGCCCCCGTTGCAGATGACAAAGATCGCCTCTTGAGCGAAGTCCTCGGCGGTCGCTGGCATCGTGATCGCTTCCGACCAGGCGATGTCGTCTTCGCCCCATTCGGTGCAACGGAGGCGTTCGACCATGATCTTGAAATCGGACGGGCTCATCGCGTTGCTCCATCGGTAGCGGACCTCAGAACCGCGGTCGACAGAGCCAGCGGACCCAACAGGATCGAGCACGTGCCCGCGCCCCCCTCGACGCCGAAAGCCCAGTGGCTGAGGTTGAAGAATAGGGCGAGGCCCACGGGGTCCGACATTCTCCAGAACCAGAGCGTTCTCCATGATCCCGGCGGGACCAGTTCGACGCGCGTCAGACCCGTTTCCAACCCGGTCGGCCTCGGATAGGTGGCCTCTACGGCCGTCAAAATCTGATCGGCTAGGCTGCGTTCGGAGGTGAACACCGGCGCGCCGGCGCCTGTGCCTTCCTCCGCGATCATGCGGGCGATCAAGTCGGCGACAGGCCGCTCAAACGGCACCTTGCAGTTCAAGCAGCGCGCGCCGTGAAGGATGGGCCGGTCATAGTTCGCCGGCACGGTCCAGGTTTCCGGCGTCTTGTGCAACGCGCTGATGCAGGTCGGACAGATGATCCATCCGTCCCAATAGTGCCGCCACCCGGCGACCTCGGCCGCGCTAAGAGCCCGGCCGCGAACGGGGCTGAGTCCTAGAATTCCACCTTGTTGAACCGCGTCGGTCATGCCGCCACCGCCTCGGCCCGCTCGGCGATGATCGCAGCAGTGAAGTGTGGCCAGATCTCAGACCAGAACCCCTCGGCTTGCGGGTCGTACTTCTCCCACTTGTCGTCGTAGAGGTCGTGTCGCGACATAAGGCAATTGGACTCGCTGTCCCATTGGGCGAGGAAGTGCTGGCAGTTAAAGGCGTCGCCCCGCGCGCTCTCGATCGCATCGAACAGCTGTCTGGCGTCGGCGCGCGTCAGACCATCATGGCGGCGCCGTTCAACCACCAAGCCGCGCGCCTTGTCCGCTGCCTCGCTAACGTCCAGCGGCGTCCAGAGCCGCAAGCCCATCATCTTCTTCATGGCGTAGTCGAAATCGAGGCTCGCCAGGAAGTCGCGCCAGTCGCCGCCGATGTGCGACCAACAAAAGCCGAACGATCCGTAATCGGAGATCACGCTGACGTTGACCCAGCGGCGCTCGCCGGAGGTCAGCTTGTCGTCCGTGACCACGCCATGGTCGACATAGAGGTAAGCCCAGGCCCAACCGTTCCGGACGGTGTAGCGGGTGGCAGGTGAGGTGTTGACGGTCAGTTTGGTCATGGCTGCACCAGATCATCAGGAACGTTGAACCAGCCCTGGCCGCCCTTCCAGGGGATCGGCGTGTCCAGGAGGCGTCGGTCTTCGCCGCGCCAGGCGAACCGGCCGTCTTCCCAGAGGCCGAAGATGCGATCGAGGTTGTGGGCTGGCGCGACGCCGGTCATCGGACCCATCTTTCGGCAGTCGGTTATGACGACCGAGCCTACCAAGGCGCCGAACGGCAGGGTCTTGCGCCATCTGGAGCCGAAAGCGCCCACGGCGGCGGCTTCGGCCTCCGCACCGATTATCGCCGGCGTCACGACGCGCTTGGCGGCATGGATCATGACCCGCTGGCCGATGATGGCCGGAGGACAAACCCAATGACGGGTCTCGTTGACCTTCAGTTCGTCGTGGAGATAGGCGCTGGCGTAGGGTTGCCAGAGGGAGATCGCCTTCATGACGTCACCTCCGGCGCCTTCAGGCGGATGTGATTGCCGTCGTTTTCGATCAGGAAGAGCGTGCGCAGGCCCTCGGCCTGTTCGGTTAGCAGACGCTGCATCTCGGACTCGCTTTCGATCTCCGAAATGCAGGAGATGACCTCGGAGATCGCGCGGCAGACCAAGAAGCGCCTGCCCGCGCGGCGGCGCCGCATCGCGCGGTCGCTCTCAAGGGCCTGTTCCCCTGCCGATTTGGGGTATGGGCCCCATAGGCCGTTCCCCTTCAGGTGATCCTGAAGGTCTTGGCAAAGGGCGTGGAACTGCGAACGGCCCAGCAGTGCTTCTAGGTCATCGCAGACCTTATCGTACCAGGGCTGGCGTTCAGCCGACCGACCGAGGCTGAACAGCCTCAGTCCCCAAGCCAGCTGATAAACCGGTGTCGCCGGCGCGCCGTAGCGGATCGCTGCGGCCATGACCGGGTGGCTGGTGCTATCGCGCGAGATCATGCGCCCACCTCCGGCATGGCGTTGTGCTCGATGCCGTCCAGTAGGCGGCCAGACGCCTTCTTGCCGATGAATTTCAGCTGGGTGCCCAGCGTATGGACCCCGTCGTCGTCGAGCCGTTCCCAAGCGACGGCGTAGCGCCCCTGACTTGACTGTAACAACGAGACCGAACCCAGCGGATGCGTGACCTCAGTCGCCCGGAACGGACGGTCGAGGTCCGGGTCGGCACCCCATGCGCCCCACTGTTTGAAGAAGAAGTCGACGCCCTCCGCCTCGCAGGCGTCGCGGAGCCGGCGGACCCAGTCGGGGTGCATCGGGCGCGCGCCGGCGCCGCTCTCGCCGCCGACGATGATCCAGTCGAGCGGCGGGACGTCGGGAAACGGCTCGCCGTCGTCGTCCTCGCAGTCGGTGTCCCAGCGCAGCGGGTTCAACTCGCTGTACCCGCCCATGACATCGATCGGGCCGGGGTCGATCGGACTCAGCATCGGCTCGACCGAGACGAAGCGTTTGGCGGCGATCGTCCACAGCAGCTCGGGGACGCGCTCGTCCCACATGATCTGGTTCTCGGCCGACACGCCCAGCCAGACGTTCGGAAGCGGCAGTTTCACGCCGTCGGGAAAGAGGTCGTACATGCCGGTGGCCACGAGGCGGTCGTGCAGGTTGGCGGCCAGTCCCGCGAAATACTCCCGCATCCGCTGGGAGCGCTTGGTCAGCACCTGATACGTGTGCCAGGGCGAAAGGTGCATGATCGCGACGACCATATCGATCCAGGCGTCAGGAACGCCTTCCGCGAACAGGTCGCCGTGTGCGCAGACAAAGATGCGGCGCGGCTTCTTCCAGTGGATCGGCTGAGACAGCCAGCCTTCGTTCAGGCGGACCTCGCCGGTCCAGACTGGGCCGGCCTTGCTGGGCTTGGTCAGGCCGGCGCGGCTGGGGTGGTGCTGGAGCCGCCCGCCTGCGAGCTTCATCGCATAGCAGTTGGTGCAGCCAGACGAGACGATGTCGCAGCCCGTGATCGGGTTCCAGGTCGCGTCGGTCCATTCGATGTGGGACTTGTCGGCCATGTCAGGCGGCCTTTCCTTTGAACGCGCCGATGCGCAGGGTCTCGCGAAGGGTCTGTTCGCCGACCAGAGCGGCCGCCCAGACGCCGGTGTCGTAGCTGGCCGCTGCTAGCGGATCGGGGGACGGCAAGGTGCTCTGATGGCGCCGCCATGCGGCCACGTGCGCCAGCGCCTCGCCGGCGGTTTCGAACGTCATCGGCCAGAATGCCACGCGGCCGTCCCGATAGAGGAACACCGGATAGGCCCGAGCCCTGGAGTTGAAGGGGCGCGACATCAGGCGGCCCTTTCGATGCCAGAGGCCTCGATTTCCAGCCGCTCGACCCGCGTCCAGATGGCCTGATAGGTTTCACGCGGCAGCAACTCGCGCGCCGCGTCGATGAACATCCGCTCGCGACCGCTGTTCTGCTCGGCGGTCTTGGCGACTCTATCAGCGCGGCTGATCACGCCCCGGCGGACCTGCAGGGCAGAGCGGAGCGACTTCATCGCGCGGATCAGGGTGTTGGTCGCGGCTAGGAAGCCCTCGTCGCGCTGGCCCGATGGGAACCCGATCTCGTCGTTCCGGTCATTCTCGACAGCGACGATGCGTTCCGCCAGCCAGGCGACATGGCGGTCGATCTCGACGACGGTGGAAATGCCTTCAGGGTCGATCTGAGGCCGGCGGGCGAGCACTTCGTTCGTCAGAGGGTCATTGTCGCCGGCTGGCCGCACGTGAGCGACGCCCTTGATAGGCTTGGGCCCCGATTGACGCCGGAGGGTCTTGATCCGTGCCCAGAGGAGTTTGGACGCGTGACGATGGGCCGTCAGCGCGCCGATCGCCCGATGGCGCCAACCGTCCACGTCGTCCTGGGTGTTCTGAAGGGTGGTCTCGATCCGCGTCACGACCAGATCGACCTCGTCGCGAAGCGCGATCAGGGCATTGAGGTCCGTGATTGCCTCGACCTGCGCCGCAGTAGGGAGTTCGATGCGCTCGCCCATATCAGTCGGCTCCGAAGATGCAGGCGGTGAGGTCGCGGCCGACATTGGCGTCCGCGAGGGTGAGGGTCAGCCGCGGCGGCTGTTCCACCGTGCTGTCGTCGGCGAGCCCGACCTTCCATTCGCCGGCCAGGCCCAGGGCCCGCATATCGCGGACGGCGTCGGCCAGGCGGTTGAGCGCGATGCGTCGCGACTCGGCGGTCTTGCGCACCTTCTCGGCCGCCACCTGGGCGATCGAGTTAGCCGTGGCGAAGGGGCGGGCGGCGCTCACAGCCGCAGATCCTGGATGTGCCCGTTGGCCAGGCCTCGCTGGCCGTGGGCGATGTGCCGCTTGTCCCAGCCGTGAAACTCCTCGGCGCTCAGGCCGTGAGCCTTCAGCACCTCGTAGAGCGTCAGTTCGCCCTTGCGGACGGCGAGCACCACGGCCGCCTTGCGGCCTGGCGTCCAGCGGCGGACGGGGGTGAGCAGGTGCAGCGGGCTGGGCGGCGGAGCACGGTGCGGAACGTACGGCATGGTCAGGTGTCCATGATCTCGGTTTGGGCAGGGCCCGCGCGCACGCCGAAGGCAAGGCCGGTGTGGGAGACGAGGGTGGTCAAGACACCTTGGGTCACCCATGCGGCGGCCAAGTCCTGGGCCAGACGCTCAGCGAAGGCTTCGGGCATGCGGTCCTCGTCGATCGTGACGTGGGCGACGTGCTGGACCAGAACAGCGAAGGTACGCGCGGCCATGATCAGGCCGTCGCGCTCTGCGGGGTCGTCAGGATCCGCGCGCAGGTGATCATGCCGCTGCGCGCCATGGTCGAGGCCTGCAGGTAGCGCTGGGCGATCTCCAGACCGCCCGGCTCGACCGTCAGGCGGATGGCGGGGTTGTCGATCTCGGCCGTGCTGGTCGGGTCGGTCTCGAAGCCTTCAAAGAAGGCGGCTGGCCCCACATCGAGCCTTTTGGCGATGGCCCAGAGCTTGGACGCCGAGACTCGGTTATGGCCGTTTTCGTACTTCTGGACCTGCTGGAACGACAGGCCCAGGCTATCGGCCAGCTGCTCCTGGCTGACGCCGATCTGCTTGCGACGGCTGCGGATCATCGCGCCGACGTGCTTGTCGATCTGGGTGGCGGCCTTGGCGGGTGTTTCGGTCTGGGGATTGCTCATGGGGGGCGTCCTCAAGCGGCGGTGGCGATGAAATGGGCGAGCAGTCCGAACGCCAGCAGCACGGCCAGGCAGAGCAGGTTGTGATGCGGCGTTCGGAGCATGTCAGCGCGGCCTAGCGGCGGCCGTGCATGGGCGGGTTCGCACGCGCCGTGGGCGGCTTGTCGAAGCCCGGGGTGTGGCCGTTGTCGAGGTGGATGACGGGATGGTTGGGGTCGATGTCCAGACGCTGGACGTCGAACCACTCGCCTTCGCGGGTCTTGCCATCGGTATCGACCGGCGGCGTCACGGAGACCCGATTGCAGCCGGTCAGATAGATGCAGTAGGCGGTGGCCACGCCCTTGAAACCGGTCACCCGGTCTTTGACGGTGGCGCCGAGGATGGCATTTGCTTCAGTCATAGGTCTTCTCCTTGGGTTGAAGGGGTTAGGCCGCGTCGGCCGGCGCGCTTTGGCGCTGTTGCTGGCGCAGCGTCTGGTGGTGGCGGGCCGTGAACATCACGTCCGCGTCGAAGTCCCGATCGAGGATCCAGAACAGGAAGCTGTCTTCGGCTTCGGTCCATGGACGACCCTTTCGGTCGCCGAACGGCATTCGCGCCAGCAGCGCCGGCTGGGTGGTCCACTCGACCAGCTGGTCGGCGGTGGCGATCTTCAGCAGCTCGCGCAGCAGGAAGGCCGTGACGTAGGCGTCGGGGCCGGCGCGATGGGCGGGCGTGGCCAGCGCACGATCGAGGCCGTCTGGCTTCAGCCAATAGCGCAGAGCCTGATTGCTGTGGCTGGGCGCTTCAGGCCAAGCGTGCAGCGCGCATTTCCAGGTGCAAATCCACGGCGTGTCGCCGGTGTGCTCGCCGAGGTAGTGGCGCTCCATGCCGATGTTATGGGCGACGAAGGCCAGCACGTCGGCGTTGTCGACGAAGGGCTTAACGACGTCATCGATCCGAGGGGCGCGCTCGACATCCTCGTCCACGATGTGATGGACCGCGCTGGTCTGCGGCGGGATCGGGACGCCAGGGTTGATCAGGCAGGCGTCGGGCGTCAGCGGGACGAAATGGACGCCGAGAACGTTGTTGTGCACCTGAACTAAGTCGCACTTTGCGATCTCGACCACCTTGCCCTCGGGGGCGAAGTCAGTCGCTTCAAGGTCCAGGATACGGAAGAAGGGCAGGAGATTCACGCTGCAGTCCTTTGAGCGTTGATATGGGCCAGCAGCTGCAAGCCCATGTGGTGGGTGAAGGCAGGGGGGATGGCGTTGGACAGCTCGTCGAGCGTCATCCAATCGATGCCCATGGCCTCGCTGGCGGCGGCCTTGTGGCCACCGATCCAGACGTCCTTGGTGCCCCGGCCGCCGTACTTGGCGGCGCGGTTGCGGGCGTGGCCGCCATAGACGCCGATGACGGGCTGAGTGTGGGCGCATGGGCCAGGCGCGGTGGCCGGGAAGCTGGTCTCGAACAGGCGCTCGCGCTGCAGCTGGTGGCCTTGGGCGCCGAGGCCGAACATCGAGCCGCACAGCATCAGGGGATTGATCATGTCCCAGCCTGCGTCGACGACGTTCTCGATCACGTAGGGCAGGCCGGTGGCCTTCAGCAGCGTGCGGAAGGCCGGAATCATGCAGGGCTTGCCCTTAGCGCCCGGCGCGTGACGCATGCCGGTGTAGCCCTGGCAGTCGGGCGAGGCGTGGACGCCGTCGAAATTGGCGGCGATCCAGGCCGGGTCGAGCGCCAGAGCGTCGGTGACCATCAGTTCGTACGGATAATTGCGCTGCTTGGTCAGATCGGCGCCGACCACTTCGAAACCCGCGTCGGCATAGCCCTTGCTGCAGCCGCCGGCCTTGCAGGCCAGATCGAGCAGCCGGGGCTTGCGCGCCCAGTTCGAAACATCGAACTCGATGCGGTCGGTTGCGACGTCTGGTTGGCCGGGAGCCAGGAGTGTGGAGCGGACGGCCGTCACAGCGGCATGCTCGACGTGTCGACCGACAGGGCGATCATCAGCTGGCGCTGGGGCGCGACCCAGATCGGATCGGTCGACAGCATGAACGTCTGGCCCGACCAAGCCAGCAGTAGGGTCTTGCCCATGACGCTGGCGATGGCGGCCGCGGCGTCGGAAGGGACGGCGTTACCAATACGCTCGCGCCAGGCGCTGTCCGACTTGCCGTCGAGCGTGAAACCCCAGGCTTCTTCCGGTTCGAAGAAGCTCTGCAGGCCCGCCAGATCCAGCGTAGTGAACGGGCGATGCCACGTGCCGTCCAGAGACCGGATCACGCAGACGAGGCGATCGCCCTTGGTGGGCAGGGCCTCGGTCTGGTCGCCGACGGCCTCGCGCGGGTCCGCGACCGACCATGAGCCATTGTTATTCTTGGCGTAGGCGGGGATCGCCTTGCTGGTTTCGTCCCAACCTATGACGCCGTAGTGCCCCTGGTTGGCATAGGTGTCGCGGTTCTTGCCGGCCAGGCCGACAGGGCGAGGGTCAGCGACCGACCAGCGACCGTTGTCCCAGGGGTGGGCGTTGCCCAGCACAGCGCCGGTGTGATCGTCCCAGGTCTGGACGCCGTAGTGGTCGGCGCGGTGCGTCTCGGCGGCGTTGAGCCCTACTGGTCGCGGATCAGCGACCGCGAAGGCGCCGTCGCCGGTAGTGCTAGCCGAGATCACCGTCCTGGACGTGCCCGAGTAGGGCGTGACCAGATACTTGGTGTGCTCGTAGCCGTCGCCGGCGGGATGGCGCGGATCGGCGACGCAGGCCATGCCGCCGCGCGCCGAGGTGACGGCGCCCGAGGCATCGCCATAGCGCACGATCTTATAGACGTTGGAGAAGCGCGGCCCGTCATCGCCCACGCGCGGGTCTGAGACGGCGAAGCCGCCCTGGCCGGTGCTCTTGACGTTGATGATCGCCCCGGTCGTGTCCTTCCAGCCGCGCACGCCGTATTGCCCGGCCTCGTAGCCGTTGGCGTCGAAGCGGGGATCGGCGACACTGTTGGCGCCGTTCGTCGGCGACGAGCGGCCGGCGACGACGCCGGTGTGCTCGTCCCAAGTCCGAACGCCCAGCACGTCGCTGTTCCAGTTGACGTCGCCAGGACGGACATCCGTCGCCGGCTCGGGGCGACCGCCGTCGGGCACGATCCCGAAGTCCTTCAGGTGGCCGTCTTCGACCGCCAGCTTGTTCAGCGACCGCCAGTCGGACCCAGCCTCGACGAAGGCCAGGCGAACCCAGGTCTGCCACTGCAGGGCCGGGATCCGGTGCATAGGGCCGGCGCGCTCGTCGCCTGGCAGGGGCATGCGGTCCAGGATCTCGCCGACGCCGCGCAGGCCGCGCTTGGGCGGCTCGTACAGGAACGGCGGCACTTTCTTCTCGTGGCGGGCGACCAGCAGGAACCGCTTGCGGCTCTGGGCCAGATTGCCGATCTCCCCGCAGTCATGGGTGGTCTCCGACACCGCGTAGCCATAGGCGCGCAGCATGCCGGTGATCTGGTTGAGCAGCTTGCGGCCGCGCTTGGCGATCCGAGGCACGTTCTCGAAAATGAACAGCTCGACCGGGTCGTCGGCATAGGCTTCCAGCGCCAGCATCATGCCGCGCACGGTCAGTTCGTTCAGCGCCTGATACTTGTCGGTCTTGCTGGTCGTCTCCGACAGCAGGCCGGAGAAGCCCTTGCACGGCGCCGACAGGAAGATGATGTGCGGCTTCTTGAAGCCAAACGCGGCGTGGATGTCGTGCGGCAGGGCAGGGGTCCAGCCCGGCGGCGGCAGTTGGCCGTGGAAGGCGACATACTGCTCGAAGCTGAACAGGTCACGCACCGTGGCCTTGGTGCCCGTCAGGGTCTCGAAGTCACGCACGCCGGCCGCGTCGACATCGATGCCGCCGACGCATTCGAAGACGGCTTCCATGCTGCCGACGCGGGCCTGGCCCATGTTGAAGCCGCGCGCGCCCGAGCCCAGGCCACAGAAGATGTGGCCGTGGCGGACGACCTTTTTGATCGTGATCTCGCTCATGCCTTGGCCGCCTTCGCAGCCAAGCCGGGCATGACCTTTTCGCTATAGTCGAATACAGCCTGCAGCGCCGTTCGCGCGGCCGCTTCGTCGTTGACGGACTCGCCGAAAATCTTCGCAACGACGTGGGGATGGCCCGAGATGCTCATCGAGATCTCGCCGTCGATCTGGTCGCACCCGACCGCGAAAACGACACTGTCGCGACTCGCGTCGTCCTCATGCTCCCGGACGGAGACCAGCAGCTGCCAGCCGTCGATCTCCCAGAACTTCCAGAGCTTCAGCGGCGTCAGGCCATAGGTGTTAAGGGGCGCGCTCATGCGCGGGCCTTCAGGGCTTCGTTCTCGGCGCGAACGATGGTGATCAGGCCCGGGTCGAAGTGGTTATGCTGGTAGATGCACTGCTCGCAGGCCAGTTCGATGAAGTAGTCGGCCAGCAGCAGGCCGACCTCGCGCGGCGTGGCGTCCTCGCCGATCTCCGGCGGCGCCTTGCCCAGTTCGGGCAACAGGACGCGCTTTTCGCCCTGGGCGAAGATGTCGGCGATCTGGCTGCGAGACAGCGTCACCTCGTTGATCCGGATAATCATCAGAGGAAGGGTCCTTGGATCCACAGGAGGACGTGCAGGCCGAGCGCCAGGCCGGCGATGCCGACCAGGGCGACTTGGAACGGGGTGAGGGGCGGGGGCGTCTGGCGCTCGGGCGGAGGACGGCCGGGCATCAGATCAGCCCAACGGCGGTGCGCAGGACGAAGAACAGCGCAACGGCCCCCATGCCGACGTAGATGATGCGGTCACCGATCCGGGCCCAGGCGGGAACGGGGCGGGGCGGCGGGATCGGGCGAAGCGGGCGGGCGGCGTTGCCGGCGGGCGTGAGGTGGTGGCGCGGCTCGCCCTCCAGCGGCGGCGGCAGGCCTTCCTCGAGTATCAGCGCGCAGCCCTCGGGCGGGCGGACGGATTCGTAGACGCGCGTGTAGGCGTTCATGGCGGCGTCGCCCACGCGGATGAACTCGGCGGGGCATTCGCCGCGCTCGGCCATCTGGGCCGCCGTCAGAGTTTCGCCGGTCAGCAGGGCCATGAGGCCGGGACGCTGGGTTTTCGGCTGGGCCATGGCTCAGGCCCCCGCCACGGTGGTCGACGGCCAGCGATAGGCCCGGCAGGGCACGCGGCCGAAGGCGGTGTTGAGGCGGATCTCGGGGCCGTGGGGCGCCCAGACCAGGGCGACAAGCTCGCCGCGGTCCTGGGTCTGCGCATCGGTGACGACGCAGCAGTCCGGCCCGTTGCCCAGGGTCATGATGATGTCGCCGGGGAGGGTCTTCAGCGGGAAGACATGCTCGATCCGCTGCAAGCCCCAGGACTCGATCGCGGCGCAGATGGAGTCACCCGACGGGTCGTGGTCGGGCCAGCCCATGTAGTCGCGAAGGTCGGCCAGATCGGCCGGTACGACGAAGCCGTGCCCTTCGGCCCAGCTTGCCGCGACCTCAGCGCACCAGCGGACAAAGCCGAAGGCGTCAAAGCCCTCGGGCGTCGTGCGGCCACCCGGCGTGTAGGTCGGGTGATATTTCGTCACGAGGGTTTTGGCCGCCCAGGCCATGACTTCGGCGCGGGTCAGCGTCGCCGGTAGCGGCGTGGTTACGCTGAAGTCTAACGCCTTCTCGGCGCACGGTGCGGTAGTGGCGTCCACGATGGTCTCCCCCGAGGTTCTGGGGAGACGATAGGAAACCTATTTCAAGCGGTCAACGAAAAAGATAGAAAAAATATCATTCGCCCGTGCCGATATGTTTGTTACGCGCACCCTCGGCGCCCGGGTTGCCTCCGAGCTGCGATAGGCGCTCATCTAGGCGTGTCGGCCTATTCGCAAGGGTGGTGTTTGCAGACTCAGACCCTAGCCATGCGATGAGTGAGGTTGCGCCAATAACGAGCGTGGCCACCAGCGCGATCCAGCACCAAGCTGGAACCTTTTGCGCTAGACCCAGTCCGACAGCGATAACGATCATGAGTAGTGCAATCCGGCTTAGAGCCGTGATTGCACCAGTAATCGCACCCACGCCAAGCAGGAGAATGGCGACAATCATAAGCAACAGAAAAACGATCATCTAGGCGGCCTCTGACCATCGACGGATGATCTTCTGCGCTTGAATTGGCGGTATGATCGCCGTGATGTGCGCTGCCCAGCGGATCTCGACGTCTTCAAGCGTTGGTCCCAGTATCGACTGAAGGTCAAAGCGACCGGTTGCCGATCCTCGCATCAACCGCTTTACAAGGACGCGGCCATCCATTGTTTCCACGATCACCACCCTGTTGAGCATGTCCTTGCCAGGCTTGGTGACTTGTTCCTCGAAGTAGAGC